TCAAGCTGCCGTGCGAACAAGCTCTCTGGCGGCCTCTTCACTTCCGACGTGTCGACGCCGCTTGAGCACTTCGTTCACCCGGCCGGGGTTCACGTCGAAGCTGGCAGCGATCCTGTTCTGGAATTCTCCCGACCAGTGACGAAGCCAGATCAGAACAGCGTCATTGAAGGTGAGGATGCGGCTTGGCGCGTTGTTGTTTGCAGCCATCATATTGATCGGGCTCCTTTGGTCCCGAGAATATGGCTGGCGGCTTGACTAAGGCTCCGAACAAACTCATAACGCGTCTTGTGCACAAAACGAACCGCCAGCCGGTTCATCTAGGGGCCGGGGCTGTCACCCCGGCCTTTCGTCTGTCAGCAGCAAAGCCGCTAACTTGTGAGACATGCCCTAGTTGTGCGATTCGGGCAAGTAGTTGTCCCGACTCATGTTTTTTACTTCAGGAACGACGAAAGCCGCCCCGGTCTCCCGGAGCGGCCTCGGTAGCGGAGCTTTGCGAGGCCGGGCGCTACTCCGGCTGGCTGAGAGGGCGATGGAGCCTCAACCTACCCCTCCCGCCCGGTTGCATGCCCACAGAGCCGGAAAATGGGAGCGCAATGTAGCGTGTCTGCTTTCCACGCCGCTCGCAGACGAACTATGAGTCAGTGACCGGCGATCTGCAAGGTGGAAAACGATGGCGCCGAAAATGCGGGATTCTCCCGCAATTATGTCTCAAATCCCCGCCGTTGCTGGGTTCTAGGTCGGCGCCGAGATCGCGCGCTGAAACGACAAGAGTCGCCCCGGTTTCCCGGAGCGGCCTCGATAGCGGAGCCGAGGCTCGACGCTGAATGACCCTCGGTCAAACCGATGGCGTCGGTAATGCCGACGGCACCTAGCCCGGTCGCGGTGGCGTGGTGGGCGGGCGGCGACACTCATCCAGCGCCGCCGTCTTCACCTCGTCCCGCGCGATCCGCTGGACCCGGCCGGCGACCAGCAGAACCGTGCGTGCGAAGATGTCCGGCGCGGCCGCGATGGCCTCGGCCGTGTCCACGTACGCGGGCTCAGGGCCGATGTCTGGCGAGCAGGCCACGGCGACCGGAACCTTGACCTCTTTGAACACGACGACCGGCTCAGGCGCGGGCTTTGCGTTCGTGCCGCAGCTGGCTAGCAGCAGGGCGGAAAGGATCAGGACGCGGTTCATCGGACTTGCTCCAGAATAAGCCGGTCGGCCGCCTCGCAGCGGGTTTCGCCGGGTCGGGGTGTTTCGAGCAGAAGGGTCTGCGCCTGTTGCTGAGCGGCGCGGGCGCGGGCCTGGGCAGCATCCACGGCGGCCTGTGCCCGAACGGCGGCGGCGTCGCTGGCAGCCTTCAGATCATCGACGGCCTGGTTCTGCCGAGCCAGCGCCGACTGTGCGCCGGCGAGGTTGGCGCCGCACATGGTCAGGCGGTCTTTGTAGCCGACGTTCGGGGCGTTGATGTCCGACCAGAGGCCGTTCGCCCGCTGCTCTTCGCGGACCATGTCCCGATGCGTCACGCCCCACTGGTAGGAGGCTGTGACGGCGAGGGGGATGAACACGACACAGCCGAGGACAGCCGCGACCGTGAGCCGGGAGGGGAACAGGTCGCGGATGCTCATCGGATCAGCTCGTAGTGCGGACGATCGATGAAGCCCTTCCAGTCGCCGCCCCACTGGATCTTGACGCCCAGCTCTGCCGCCGCCGCCTTCATGGCCTTGGCAATGGCCTCGTGTTTCGGGAACTTCACCGGTCCTTCGTAATCGACCGGGTAGGGCGTCAGGTCCACGGCGTGGCCATAGCCGTCGGCGTGCTTGAAGTGGTTCGACGTCAGCGTCTTCGTGACGATCTTGCCGGGCTTGGTGCGGCCTTGAGCATAGAGTTCGCGCTGACGCTCCGGGGTGCGGACACCTTCCGTGACGATGAAGTCCTGAGCGGTGATCTCGATCGCGCGCTTCACGACGCGCACGACGTCGGGATGCACACCGGCGAGCGCGGTCAACGACCGCTGTGAGAGGCGGAAGGCCATGGTCAGTCTCCAGATTGTGGGGGATTGGTTTCGCGGTTAAGGCGAAGCCGTCGCGGCTCGTGCCCGAACTGCGTCAGACGGCCCGGCCGGGCGAGGACATCAACGGCCGGGCCGCTAAGCTGTTAGGACTGCTTGAAGCCGTGGACGGTCATGGTCAGGCCCGATCCTGCGCCCTGCCACTTGCCTGCCCAGCCCTCGGACAGTGAAGGCCAAACCTCGATGTAAGCCTTCATCGGGGAAGTCGGGAACGCACCGCCCTTCGTCTGGGCCGGGGTGACGCGGTCCAGCTCGACGCCGTCCATTATAAAGATCACCGACTTGCCGGCCTCATACTCGACGGCGATGTGGTGGCGACCATCCTTCACGTTGGCGATGGTCTTGGACCAGACCGCGACCCCTTTGGCGTAGACCGTCAGGTGAAGGCCGTTGGTGCCGACCCATTCGAAGTCCAGCTCATCGCGGGTCTCGTTGTTGTAGGTCCAGAGCGGCGCCTGGATCATGCCGGGCGTCGGAGCGGCGAGGGTGACATCGACCTCCCAGCGGCCCTTGGCGCTGCGGGCCGCGCCGGTCTGCTGGATCTGGGCGCTGTTCTTCTCGGTCAGGCGCACCTTCAGGTCGGTTCCGTCGAGGAAGACGTTATTGGGGGACCAGCGATAGCCGTTCATCTTCGGCTCGTCCCAGTCGGACGGTGTCCACGGGTTGCTCCAGGCGTTCGGCGTCAGCGGCCCGGCGATGGGCGGCAGGACCGAGGCCTTGGGAGGCGTGACCACGGGATCGGTCGGCGTGATTTGGCCTGCCAGCTCGCGGTCGATGGCGTCGATGTCGGCCTGGGCGTTGGCGATATCACCGACGCGATCTGCGCGCTTCAGGCGCAGAGCGCGGGCTTGGGATTCAGAGAGTGCCATGGTTCACCTCAGTCCACGGTCACGGTCAGGGCGCCGGTAGCGAACTTGACCAGGTTGGTGGCCTGGATGCTCTGCGACGCCGCCAACGCGCCCGAGGCCAAAAGCTGACCGCCCGACGCGGCCGTGAACAGGCCGAAGTGGGAGGCCGTCGCCGCACCGGCCGCCTGACCGAAGTCCACGTCGGCGCTGTTGGACATGGAGGTGTTGCCCGTGATCGTGCCGAACGTTGCTGAGACTCGGCCAGCGGCGCGAACCGTGGTCGTCACTTCGGCGCCGCCCGAGCCTGCGTCGGTCGGATCGCCGTTGAACAAGCCGACATAGACACCGGCCGGGGCGGTCGGCATGGCCGTGCCCTTCAGCCAGTTCAGGATTGCGTTCTGGGTATAGGTGCTCAGTCCGCTCATGGCGGGTCTCCTTTCAGGTTGAAGCGAGGATGTTCCCCGTCGCCCAGAAGGCGACGGGGAACAGGATGAGGGCGACGACGCGCGCGGCGATGATCTGGCGGCGGGTCACGCTGCCAGCGCCGCCTGAATTACGGGCAGCGCAATGCTCGCCATCGTTTGGTAACCCGCGCTAGTCGGGTGAATGCCGTCTGAGGTGGGATAAACCGTGTCGCCGTAGTCGATTAGCGAGTAGCCCAGGCCCGCCGCGTTGTCGCGCAGAAGCTGGTTGAAGGCTTTGCGTTCGATCTCTTGGGCGGCGGTGTAGGTGCTGCGTGCGATCACGGTTTCGATCACCGGGAAGAAACCGCCTGCCTTCGCGTTTGCGACGTTCAGCCGAGTTCCAGTCGTGTTATCTGACCCAAACAGCGTTGCGGCGGTCACATTTGCCGCGAAGTCGTTTGAACCCCAGTTCTGCATCCAGATCTGTTTGCGGCCAGCGATCCGGCGAGCGGTGAAGAAGGCGCTGTCACGGATGGTTTGTCGCGATCCTGGCTTCCCGGCGTTTATGATGTGGACTGACGAGGGCAAGGAGGCCTGCAGATAGCCCCATTTCGTCATGTTATCCGTCGAACTCCAGCCACGCTGGATGCTGTCGCCGTCCGCAAGAATGGAAGATGCGCGCGCCGGGATGGCGAAGATAGCCGTCAAACGGGCAGCAATGGCCGCCTCGTCAGCGTCGGACAGGGTGCGCTTATAGGCCACCATAGCGATATGATGCTTGCTGGACGCAGGTTGCCAGCCAAGGCCCATGGTGACGCCGGTCGCGCTTGCTGACGTGACTGTGGCGGCTAGAGTCTGGCGCTGGTCGTCAGCGCGAATTTTGATCGACGTAGGGGCCAGAACGGACGAACAAACGGTTGGCCTCACGCCCATGTACACCGAGCTTCGCACGAAGCCGACTGTATTCGTCAGAACGCCCCGGCCCGTGTCCTCACTGAGAGGCGCCATCCCAGCACTCCAAGATGGCCCTAGCTGCGCCGTCGTCTCAGAGTTTGCTCCCGTCATAGATCCGGCCAGAACCTCAAAGAGCGAGAAGGCGCTGCGGTCATAGCTTGCGCTGGCGCCGGTGTAGGACTTGCTGGCGTCGTTGAAGGCGTGGAAGGGGAAAGCCGGGAAGGTGCTAATCCGGGCCATCCGGGCTGAAGCCGTTGCTGCGACCTGATCGGCGCACAATCCGGTTTGATCGTGCCACTTCCAAATGTGATAGGTTGACCCGAAGGCGGCTATGGCAGCGGTTTCGTCAGCCTTGCCGTCCGCCCCCGCGAAGATCTGGACTGTGGTCGTTGGCGTGTCTGGCGCATTGGTCGCGCACGCCGTCGCCAGCGGGCCGCTGTAGCCTGAGACCAGCTTCGCCCCGCCAAAGGCGAAGGCCATGTCGGGGTCGGCGGCCAAGGTCTGATAGGCGACGAGAGTGAGCGAACCAGAGACGACCGATGACCCGGCCGCAGTGCCGGCCAGAGCGACTTGCCTCACGATGGTCATGGCGCCCGTCAACGACGAGACCGAAACGGCCGAGCCGACGAGGGCGATGCTGCTGGCCGCGCCGACGGTCAACGATCCCGTCGCCGATGACACGCTGCTGATCGCACCGGACAGAAGCACCTGGCCGGCGGCCGCCACCGAAAGCGCGCCGGTCGCCACGCTGCTGATGACGACGTTGCCGATCAGGTCGCGGAGGATGGGTGAAGGCGTTCCGCCGTTCTGCGCCAGCCACAACAGGGCATCCGCCAGGGTTTCCGCGCCGCCTAGGGCTGCCGAGAGGTCGGGCGGGAGGATGATGGCCGAAGGGTTTGTGGTGCCGCTGGGGGCCACGCTGACGACCTGAACAACGCCCGATCCCGCGATGACGACGCCGGGCGCCGTGGGCGGCTGGGCCGCGCCGACGATGTCCGATCCGTTCGCGCCCGCGCCCTTGGCCACGGCGATGCGGCCGACCACGACTGACGCGCCGTCGAGCCGAACCTCTAGGGAATAGTCGCCCTTGATCCAGGCTGATGTGTCCGCGACCGTAAATAGCACGCGGCCGTCGGTCTGAATGACGCCGGTGATCTCGTGATGGGCGTCGGGCAGGCCCTGCCGGTCGAGGAACAGGACGACAGCCCGGCCGGCCAGGTCCATAGGCGTGGACGCGTCGCCGTCGAAGAACTGGAAGGGCTGGGCGAACGGCGACCCGATATAGGCGGGATCAAGGACGCGCTTCAGGGCGGCGGGCGACATGGCGTCTCCGTTGGGCAGATCAGGTTTCGTGGCGGGGCGAACGGCGTTCGCGAACCGGGTTCGTCAGTCCCCGGGCGGCGGGGCAGGCGGGACCGGGTCGATGCGGATCAGCCGGTCATAATCGGGCGCAGGTTCCGCGAAGCCCGAGACCACCTTCTCCAGAGAGCGCTCCACGACCGGCGGCACCGTCTCCGCCACCGCTTCCTTCATGTCCTGAACGTCGGCGGCCCGTGTCTCCGCCCGGCGCACCTCCAGCACCTCGCGCCCATCGTGGACGAACATGCTGATCAGCATGGCGGTCGAGGTGACGGCGGCGAACACGAAGAACCAGGCGACCGCATCCGGCACGTGCGCGCCGCCGTAGATTTCGAGGATGACGAACACCGTCACAAGCGCCACGACATCCATCAGTCGTCGCACGATCCAGTTGCTGGCGTAGGAACTGCGAACGCGGGGCGAAACCAAATCCGCTCGGGCGAGAACGGTCAGCCCGACCACACCAGCGGCGATGACGGTGACGATATCGACAGGGGTCATGGGTTCGCCCTCGTGCCGCCCAACCAGCGCAGGGCCAGATCGCGAAGGGTGGCGGGGTTGGACAGCAGTTTGACGGCCCCAAACAGACCGGGAGCGAAGCGCCATGCCCCCATGCCGATCCCGAAGCCGATGGCTCTCAGGTCGGACGGGTTGATGTCAGGCGCCAGTCGCAGGGCGACGGGTGCGGCCCAGAACCGGGCGACCAGCGCGCCGACGACGACGGCGAACACGCCCTCGATCACCGCGCGCATGATCTCGCGCGAAGTCGCCGGTTCGGACCCCAGCGAGACCACGCCGACGTGCACCAGGGCGGACACGATGCCGCCCGCCGCGCCCGCGAGGAAAATCCAGTCCGGGTCGATCCGGTCCGCCCCGATGACGCCGGCATAGGCCGCCGCGCTCAGGATCAGGTTCAGCAGCGCGCCGATCCCGAACACGGTGAAGGGTTCCGCCACCCAGCGGATGAAACGAGCCATGGAGGTCTCCGAATGTCAGGCCGTAGTAGAACAGCCGTTGGGCGGCTTGGTGAGGTCAGGCCTCGGCTTCGGGCGCAGCGGGCGGGACAGCCGGCGCGGGCTGAAGCGCAGCAATCCGCGCCTGCGCATCCCGCTGGGCGCCCTCGAATGAGTTGAGAATGCGCTGAAGCATCTGCTTCGTGCCTTCCGACGCTTGCTGTCCCAGCGCGCGGGGCAGATCGTCGACGTTGGCGGCGACGGCTTCGGTCAAGGCGGACATGGCCGCCGCCATTGCATTGCCGTTCAGCACCTCCAGCGCCCGGACGGCGCTGGGCAGGCGCGAGGCCTTGGCCTCCTCGGTCGCGGCGATCATCGCCGCCTGCGCCGCCGCCAGGCGCTCGGCCTCTTGGGCAGCCCGTTCGGTATCGGTCTTCTCAGGTCCGGCCATGCCGTCCTCCTCTGGTGTTTAAATGGGATCAGGCCGCGCCGCTGGTGAAGACCACAGGCACGATCACCTGGCGGCGCTCACCGGACCCGGCGTCGGTCAGAGTGGCCTGGAACACCGTATCGGTGCGCTCTTGGGCGCTGACCGTCTTGGTGAAGGTGGTGGTCAACTCGTTGGGAGCATCGATCACCGCCGTGCCGGCCGCCGTCACGCCGCCGATCAGCCGTTCCCATGTGACCGACACCGCCCCCTTGGCGTTCTGGTAAAGGATGGAGACAGCAGCCGAGGTCAGGCTTCCGGCGTCGGACCTGTGCGCCTCGATAGAACCCGGCGACGCATAGGCCGAGAAGGTTCGCGGGTTCAGCGTGTTGGTGAAGTTGTAGGGCGCGGTCGTCATCCGGCCGCTGTAGCCATTGTCCGGCGTCATGGCGCCAAGGGCGATGCCCGTCGGTCCCCACCATTCCCGAAGGTTGCTGAACGCTCCGAACGGCGCGCCCTCTGCACGGATATAGACCGTCGATCCGTCGATGGTCTGCCAGGTGTTCGTGGCGTCATCGAAGACGGTGTTGTCCCCGAGGTAGAGTTGCTCGGCGCTGAAGGCGAGGGCGCTGACGCCAAGCCCCGAATACGCCTCGATGATGGCCGGACGGCTTCCCGATGCTTCAGCCTTGATGCGCCACAGGGCGATGTTCTGCTGGTTTTCCAGATCGATGATCGCGAGGGACTGTTGGGTGACGGACGCGCTCATCTCGACATCCGAAGCGTCGTCCGACCAGAGCGTGCAAACCGGCCCTTGCTCCAGCTTGACCCGTTTCCACCCGACCGAGCCGCCGGACGTAAATGCCCCGTCATCGACATCGATCTGCAGATCGTAGGAAACCGTTTCGGCGGGAGCGATGACGTTTTCAGTCCGGCGCAAGACGTATCCGCCCGCGAAAGCATCGTAGAATGCCGTGGCGACGATATAGCCCGTCACGCCGCCACCGGCGTTTCTGAACACGCCAACGGCGCGAACCTGACCACTGGTCATGCCGAAACCGCCCAGCTCAGCCTGAAGCGAATAGGGGAAGCCCGCCTTTGCAGGGCGTGATGCCCAGCGCGCGCCGAACGACAGGCCAGACCCGCCGCCCGCGTCAGCCGCCCATTGCGGCCCATCAGGTGCTGCCGGATAGGCGACAACGGTGCGCGATCCGAAGTTGGTCAGCCCCTGCATGCCCTGTGCGGCCGTTGAGTTCACAACCAGGTTAGGCCGGATCGCCTGACGCGCTGTCACTTGCTGGATCGCCTGCGCCCGCGCGGCCGTTTCCGTCGAGACAGCGTTCTCGAGATCGATGATGTCGGCTTCGGTATTCGCCGTGCGGGCCTGGACCAGCGAAATGGCCTGAGCGTTGGACGTGTCGCCGTCGATCCGCAATTGGTTCACCTGCACGATGCGGCTGTTCAGGCTGGGCTGCCCGCCCCGCGCCGCCACGATCTCTGTCCCTTGGGCGTCGATGTCGGTCCGCGCTTGGGTCAGCAGTCCGTCGATGTCGAAGATGTCGCCGAAGGCCGCCTCGATGTCCGACTTGATCTGCGACAGGCCGGGGGCGGTCGGCGACACGTCGCCCGCGACCAGCTGGCTCGCCGTGATTGGTCCTTGGATCAAACGGTCGCTGATTGCGCCGTTTTTGGCGACATACCGGACTGAAACCCAATATTGCTGCCCAGGCTGAAGACCCGGCGAAGGGTATCGACCGTCGAGAAGCGGCGTGCCGGAATAGACGGTCGACCAAGGGCCGGTTGCTGATGGCCCTGTCTCGACGATGATGGAAGCCGCATCGCCGACTTCGGTCTTGCCGATCACGATGACGATAGGCTGGGTGGTTCCACCGGAGGGCGGCTGAGGAACGACACTCCAATCGTCCGCAACTGGCGGGGCTATGTATCGCGGATCTACCGCTGACAACGACGGCGAGGGCGGTGCCTGCCCCGTTTGACCGAGGGCGAAGGCATGTTTGGCGTCGGTTTCCGACCGAAGCTCAAGCGTGACACCGGCCGACTTGTAATCAACCGTCGTCCGCATCACGACGAACTTCTGGTTCGCCAATGCAAGTTCAGGGACATCAACGGTGATGCAGTCGCCCGCGTGGACGCTCATCAGGTGGACTTTTGACGGCAGGGTCGCCGTCAGGCCCTCCCGAAGGTTCACCAGATCGTAGGCGGCAAGCTGTCCCGCTTGGCGCGCGTCGCGCACGTGCACGTACTCGACCTCGGTTGATCGCTGCTCGCCGCGATCTTCGGTCCTGTAGGTTGAGGCCGTGACTTCGCCGGCCGCCACATATTCCCAGCCGTTCGGCTGCGAACGATAGCGGGGGATGATCGTGTTCTTGCGATCCCGGCGCGGCGTCAGCGGCTTGATCTGAGCCTGCCCGACCAAATCGGATTTTGTGTAGGTGTAGGTCGAGACGCGAGGCGCATTCACCAGCACAGAGATTTGGGCGCCGCGATTGATCGGCTGTCCGCCACCGGCCTGAAGCATGGCGACCAGCGTCTGCCACTTGCCGTCTGAAGTCGACCATTCCCCTGAGATCGTCCAACCGTTGGCGTCGGCGATGTTGGCGCCCTCAACGAAGGCAGGGATGTCGATCGCGCTGTCGGGCGCTCCCACACCGGCGATGCGCTTGGTCTTGTCGATCGAGCCGTCGGTGTTCAGCTTGTAGTGGCCGCGCACCCAGGCAAGAGCGTGGTCGTAGGGGTTCTCGGACCAGCCCCAGGTCCGCCAATCGTCTCGACGCTGCGGCCCGCTGCCGCCCGGATAGGTGCTGTCGTAACGCGGTTGCCAAAGCCGCATGCCGTTCAGGATCCAGCGAGGGTCCGGCACGCCGTTGGTGAAGATATCTCGGTCTTCCGGGTTCTTCGCTAGGACCATCGTCCAGAAGGCGAAGGCGGTCTGTGGCGCCGCGTTCTGTAGTCCCCAGCCCGTCAGGCCTGGGGTTCCATACTTCAGGCCTGTAGGCGGCAGCAGGGCAGCGTCGCCGGGAAGCCCCAGCGTCGTCCGTTGCCACATGTCGGAGTCGTAGAAGCCGAGGGCTTCGTATTGGTTCGCCGGGTTGAAGGCGACTGTGGAACCGTCAGCCTCAAATGCCGCGACGCTCTGGATCGGACCGAGCGACAGAGCGACACCCAACGACATGGCCACGCGTTTATAGCCCCAAGTCGCCTGAAAGACCTTGTTGCCCCCCACAGCCGTGAAGCCCATCGCCCCACGCACCGGGGCCTTCGGATCAGGCTTGAAGTCCAGCGTCGTCCCCGACGAGGGCGTATTCGGACGCATCAAGGCTGTCGCCGCCGCCGAGATCGCCGTGATGGCGGCTGTCTTCAAAATCCCGCTCGCCAACGCGATGGTCGCGCCTTCACCAATAGCTGCCACAGCGCCCACGCTGGCCAGCGCGCCGGCCGTAACGGTCACGGCTGAGGTCCAGGCCGTTGCGGCCCATGCGGCAACCATTGGGAGGGCTTGCGGCATTAGATCACCCTCCAGGCGATACGGTGTTCCTGGTTGACGAGCTCGCCACAGACCCCGTCCATGAATCCGAGCACTTGGTTTCGGTGCAGCACGACCTGCATTGCATCGCCCATGTCGCCTTCGCCGCGGACGCAGCAGACGTCGCCAGTTCTTGCCTCGGCAGGCGCATCCCAACGCGGAAAATGGCGATCCATGATTTCCGACAGCGATGTGACGCCCATCCTCATCAGGGCGCGACGCGCACCGACCGGCGTGGAATAGGCGCCACCCTTCAGTAGCGATGGCTTGAAGCCGATTTGCTTCAGGTGAAACGCCACCAGGCGGGCGCAGTCGGTTTTGCCCAGCACAAAGGGCTGCCCGTTGAACCGGTCAAAGGTCGCGGAGGCCGCCGCGACACGGAGTTCAAGCTCTTGCATCGTTTAGTAGGCTTGCTGCTCGTAAGAGCCGCCGCCCCCGATGGAGCCGCCCCCACCGTAGGACGATCCTCCGGACCCATTAGACGGGCCGTTGTATCCCCAGAACAGTTTCTGCCCAGCGTTCGTGACGTGTTCGAAAGCACGGGCGCTGGGTCCGAACAGGTAGGTCCAGAAGGTATCGTTCCAACGATTGCCCTCGTTGTCGTCGAACAGGCGTTCCCAGACCGTCGCAAGCTCCAGCTCGACCAGCGATGAGTTCCGGTCAATGTTGAACGTCGCGTCGTCTAGCTCCCCCATGAACCGAGGATCGGGCTCCCCGATGATGGCTCCGGTCTCCGGATCGACCGCTGCGGCCCAAATGCTGACCGGCGAGCCTTGAGCGGCCGGCGCAGTCAGTTGGGCCAGCGCCGCATTGCTCTTGAACAGCAGACCAACGGACTGGCGAGGCGCTTCCGTGCCTTCGGACTCTGTGAAGTCGCCAAAGCCCGCAATGACGCCGAACTCCGGATCCTCACCTGTGAACACTTCATCGTTCCAGATCGCGAACCCGGCGCCGTCTAGAAGGCGAACGATGCGTCCACTCGGCAGCTCGATGCGAAGAAGGAAGGCGAGGACCGGGTTGCGAAGTTTGAGGGCCGCCAGCATGGCCGGAGACATCGACACTATTCGCGCTCCATGATTGCGTAAGAGAAGCCGAGCCGTTTCGACCGGGAGATTTGCCAGGACTGTTCGTTACCCTGAACAAACCCCTCCATTTTCGGGTTTGAAAGCTCGACGGTTGCGCCGATTGCAGGCTGGCGCCGGAGCGTTGGATAGATCGGAAGCGTGGCAACGCCGGCGCCGCTCGCGGTCACCTCGGCAGTAGTGATGTAGAGGAAACGCTGGCCGCCAACGATGATGGACAGCAGCTTGCCTTCCGGCACCACTCGACCCGCCCCTAAGCCGGAGACGGGAAGGAGGCGACCAGCGGCAGCGGCGGACACGACGGGCACGCCGAAATCGAGCCCGCTCAGTCCCGGCTCTGGGACCGCGATCGTTACCGTGTCAGTCATGCCACGAAGAAGCCGCGCCAGATAGACACGGCCCTCTTCGGCATAGACGGCCGGATAAGTCTCGACGGCCATGCCCCAGCGGTCGCCCAGACGAGAAACTCGGCTCTGCGGGCCGCCGAGGGTCGGCGTCTGGTCGGTAAAGTATCCGATCAGCTTCGGTGTCGCCGAGGCGATCGGCGGGCAGTTTGGTAGCTCGATCATCCGCCCACGAAGCTCTGACGACGGCGCGTCGCTGCCGCCCGCTGTTGATCCTGCGCGTAGGCGACGCCCATGCCGGCCGTTTGGACGCTGATGGGACCGCTGATCTGCTGCACCCGTGTGGCAAACATTGTGCCCTCATCCACGATCAGGCGGACCACAGGCGCGGCTTGATACGATGCCGCCTTTTGGGTCTGAGCCATTGCGGCATTGACGCTCGGTATGATGGTCCCTGCCGTATTCGGCACGAACACCTCCGGCCGGCGCTCGCCGACAAGATAGGACTGGCCGGCCGTCACCGGACCACCCGTCGCTCTTTTACCAGCAAGGGTGCTGAAGATCGCCGAAAGCCAGTTGCCGCCAGATCCGCCGCTGGACCCCTTGAACGCATCCATCACGATGTCTGCCAGGTCTTCAGCCAGGTTGTTCAGGATCCGATCCGTGAACCGGTCAGCCAAGCTAACGAAGAAGCCTCCAACGTCGCCTTCTGCCAAAGCTCTAAGGCCGTCCCGCAGGCCGTCGACGATCTCCCCTCGCACGCGGCCTGTCAGGTCGGCAGTATCAATGCGTGCATACTCTGCGGAAGCCTGACGGCGGGCTGACTGGCGATCGGCATCAGAGATCAGCCCGGTGCGTTCGCGCAGCAGGTCGTTTGTCCGCTGCTCTATGTAGAGCTCGCGCTCGGCCTGCTCGATACGCCGCGGATCGCCCGAAAGGCGGGCCAGTTCAGCCTCAAGCGACACCTGATCAAGCAGTTGATCGTTCTGACGGCGCTGACCCTCGATCGCCATGTCCAGAAACTTCTGAGCCTGCTCGCGACCAGCTTCGCGCCCACGAGCAGCCGCTTCGGCCCGCGCGACGCTGTTGATCTGCAGTTCAGCAAGGGCCTTGGCGTTTTCAAAGCCAGCGTCCTCGTACTGTTTCGTCAGATTGAGGATGTCCAGACGGCGCTGGCTGGCATCGGCATCTGCTGTTCGTCCCTGGGCCCGAAGCACTTCGATCCGGCCTTGGAGAGCCAACATTTCCCGTTGGCGAGCAAGCTCTTCGGGCGTTGGGCCGGTTGAGGACCGGCTCCGGGATGCTTTTGGCGCGTCCGGAGCAACCGGGGCGACCACCGTGGGCGGCGCCTTGGCAAGGGCGTCCACTTTTGCCAGTTCGCTTTCTGCTCTGGCGAGATCGGCCTCATATGCTGCCGCCACACGTTGAGCGTCGTTGACCTCTGCTTGTCGCCCGGACCTCACTGAGGCTTGACCTGCTGCACCCGCCATACCGCCGCCGCCTGCGAGTGCTGCACCGGCGAGACTGTTCAGATATTTCTCTGACGAGACCTGACGCGCTCGGGCCGCTGCGAGCGTAGCGCGGGCGTTATTAAGCTGTTCCTTTGTGTTCGCGATCGTTTGGATCGTTTCCTGGCGGCGGGCCTCGGCCAGCTCAAGTGCCGCTTTTTTTGCGTCGCCGTTCGCATCGCGAGCTAGTTCGACTGCTTCTCTATAGCTGTCGGTGGCGGTTTTGGTGAGCTCGGCTTGTTGCTTCTGGGCCTGAAGGGCCGCCGAACCCTCATCTGCCCTTCGCTTCAGCAAGTAGATCCCTGCCGCCAGCGCCGTAACAGCGACGATGAGCGCCCCCACTGGGTTTGCTGCAATCGCAGCGGTAAATCCCCGCATTGCAGTAGTGCTGACGAGTGCTGCGCGGGTCGTGCCCATCATGCTCGCCGTCATGGCCGTCTGAAACACTGATAGCCGCGCGGCTGCGAGGCCGTTCGCAATCATCGCACCGCTTCCAGCCGTCATGGCCAGGACGAAGCGTGTTCCCATCACGACCGCAACTGCTCCGACCACCTGCGTCACGACGTCGAGGTTTCTCGACAGGGCAATGATGCCCTCGGCAAGCCGCGCTGATGCCGACAGGCTTCCGTCTGCCTGACCGACAAACCTTCCAAACTCATTGTCCAGCGTTTGGAGCGCGGCGCCCACTGTAGTCGCCGCGGCTCCAGCCTGCTTCTCGATTTCGGGAAATCCCCTCATCAGAGCCTGGAAGAACTCTTGCGATGAGACTTTTCCGTCCTTCACCGCCGCGGTCAGCTTGGCGACGTCGCCACCGAAGCGGTCAGATCCCTTCGCCGCTGCCTGAAGCAGAACGGGAAGGCCATCGATCAAGCTGTTGTATTCTTCGGCTTGGACTTTGGCACCGCCGAGCACCTGGCCGAGCTGAAGAAGGGGACCAGAGGCCGCCTCTGCGCTTGTCCCTTGAACCTTAAGGGCCGCTGCTGTTCCTGAGACGAGAGCAAGAAGTTCGCTTTCGCTGGCGCCCAAACGCTCACGAGAAAGCGAAGCGCGCTGGTAGAGCTCAGCCGTAGCTTGTACCTGCAAGCCGTTTCGGTTGGCGGTCTCGAAAAGCGCATCTTCAACGCGTTTCAGTGCTTCGCCTTCCAGGCCGGCGGCTTTCAAGCGGTTCTGTAGCTGGGTGTAGCTGTCGGCATATTTGATGACCTGATCCACCGAAAAGGCCGCCGCTAGCGTTGGCGCAATCGCACTCAGACTGCGCTGAAGAGAGCCGACCATGTTTCGGCCGGCGTCGTCCATGATCCGCGACAGGTTTCTATCGGCCTGCCGCGCGCGCGTTTCGACTTCGGCGAGACGCCGATCCGCAACCTGACGCGATCGTGCCATCTCGCGCTCAAACCGCCGCAGATCGGCGGACATCTGAAGGACAAGGCGCTCGGTATCGTCGGCCATGTGTCCTCCATAAGAGCGGGGCGGCTCCGAAGAACCGCCCACGTTGTAGATGGGGCTGCCCGAGGTCGCTTCTCAAAGCTTTCTAGGGCCAGCCAAAATGGAGCTTAGGATCGGTCAGTTGCCATAGACGCTGAGTTGATCAGGGTCTTTGGGCTCAACAGGTTCATCGCCCCGATATCGCCAACGATTGCCGTTGTTGCAGTCTACGAAAACTTCTGGGTCGTCTGGAGGTGATGAACGATCAGAAAGTTCTGAGAGCATCACCGCATCACAGTCAGGACTGACGGCTACTGCCTTAGCGGCATCCTCGCGGAGCTTTTGAATCTGTCCAGTGACGGCAGCTTCGCCCCACTTGGCGAAGGTCTTTGGATATGTGGCTCGGTCATATGGGACCATCACATCCGGCGCGATCGACGCCGGAGATGAGTGCTTTGCAGCGGGCTGCGCAGCTTCTTGTGGTTGGCCGCAACTCGCAACACACAGAAGCCCCAGAATCATCAGTCGTCGCATGGGAAGCTCTCCAAAATGCGAGAGGCTACACGTGCTGATAGCGTGCGACCAAATCGTCGTGCTCTTCATCTGTGGGGGCGTCCGGCTTGCTCTCGCCACCGTTTGCTTTCGCCCAGCCGCTGACGGCTGCCGAAAACTCCCACAACGACACGTCATCAACCTCGCGGGGGCTGAGGCCGATTACGGCTCCTGACCCATAGAGACTGCCGAACCGGAGCTTTGATCGGGGGAGGGGCTCGTCATGGCTTCCTCCCCCTGGGGCTCCCCCGCGTCTTCATCTGGCGCCCCCACAACAGCCGCCATGACGATGGCATGTGCGAGCGGGACGAATTGCTGAAGGGGCAGATCGTCGAAGTCCGTTTTCAACGCGCCAGCGGCTTCTCGCGCCTCCATGCCGCCACCGATGAGGCCCTGATGGATGGTTTCGCGCAGATCATCGACCCGCCATGTTCCTCCGGCAAACCGGTTCAGCAGCTCCATGGGGCCACAGTCGCACTTCTCTTGAAGCGCTCGCAGGCGGCCGATCGGCAGCCGAAACTGCCGATCCTCGCCTGCGAAGGCCAGCGTCACCTCTGCGGATCGGCTCATCAGGTGTTGGCGGCCGAGGTCACCGAGCCGTCAGACGCCAGCGAGACAGACGCCTGCATTTTCTCGCCGCGATTGCCGGTCAGGCTGAACTCGGTGAGGTGGAAAGCGCCCGTGAACGTCACGCCGCCATCGGCTGCGGGAATGTCGACGATGATTTTGCAGTTCTTAGATTCCGGGGACTGGAACCAGGCGAAAAAGTCCTCGACGTCCGGCGTGTTCAGGGTGCCGGATCCGGTCACCGACACCGAGAGGTTCGCCTTTTCACGGACCACCCAGGCCAGCAGATCCGGATCGTCGCAGTCGGGGATGTCGACGTCGTTCGTGCCGGCTGTGAAGGTGATCCCACGTTCGGCATTGATCGAGCAGTATTGGGCGAAGACTTCCGGCTGGGCGCCGTCGCCGACTTTCAGCAGCAGCTTGACGCCGCGAGTGTGTTTGACCGCAGCCATGGGCCGGGCTCCTTCTTCAGATTTCAGATGAAGCCCCGAAGGGCGGGGACTGCCGCCGAAGCGGTCAGGCTGGATCGATCAGGAAGCGGTGCTCAACGACGCTATGCGCGGTGCGCCGGTCCGGATCGGTGAGGTGGCGAGCAGTTTCGAACTGCCATTCCGTCGTGACGAAGCCAGCGAGCGGCAAGGCCTTGTTCAAAAGAGACCGAACGACACCCGCAATGGCCTTGGCTTGAGCGCGGCTTGCACTTACATCGTCTTCGATGCGGCTCCAGACGTCGACCTTCGTGAAAGCTTCCGAACTGTCGGCGCACTCCGTCTTGTCGTCGACGATCTGGTCTTCTCCGATCACCACATATGGAAAAGGGGCATCAGTCGGCGCGCTGAGAGTGTAGAGGCGGACCTTCGCCAGCCCCATGGCGTCAGCAAGCTCTTGTGAGCCGCGCAGGGCCGCTTCGATTGCGTTCTGTAGGGCAAGGGACGGGTCGCTCACGCTCCAGCCTCCTTGATGGCTTTCGAAACGGCGCGCGATAGGCGCGATTTGAGACGACGCCGCATGCTTCTGTAGGTCGGGAAGAAGTGCGGCTGGGCCGGCGCGTCCGCTGTCCCGTACTCGACAAATGGGGCGTAGAAGGCGTCTTTGTCGCCCTCGACAACACGGACGGTAAGGTCGGGATCGCTGCCTTGATCGCGGCTTTTGGAACTCGCAGCGCCCTTCTTCCAGGTCACTGATTTCTGCAGGTCACCGTATTCGACAGGAACTCGGCGTTTAATAGCCGCGGACAGATCTTCGGCGTTTTGCTCTAGGGCCGTCTCGACATTCTGGCGAACGGCCTTGGGCAAAGCGCGAAACTTGGCTCTGGCGCGCTCGCGGTCACCGGCCCGAAAGCCTGACGCGGCCATCAGCCCGTCGCTCCGCCCATAGTGGCCAGCACGTCGATGAGACCCGGTTCCTTTGCCGCCGACACGGCTGTGATGTTGAACCTCTGCTCAGCATTTCGCGCATTCACCGCGCGCCAGGCCGTTGTGATGCCCCTCGTCTGCGAGGAGGTCCGAACCACGATGGCGACGGGTTGTCGGCCCTCAAGGCGCTGTTGCAAGGCGGCTTCAGAACCACGCAGCCATACCATTTGGGCCCAGACCGTGAACTGCGGCGCCCAAGGGCCCAGCGGATCGCCGTTTGCGTCTTCACCGCGTGCTTCGAACGTGATGCGGTCGCAGAGATCTCCAGCGCCCGGCATCAGGCCTTCGTCTTCGGCTTGCTGCCGCCTGGTTCGCCATCCTGGTCGTGGTCGAACTTGGCGGGATCTGCGCCATTGAAAGCCTGGACCTCCTCGGCGCAGTGAGCGGCAATGGCAGCTTCACCGGCCTCGCGCTTCACCGTCAGCTCCATGCCGGCCTTGTAGGCGATCGTAACCCGGCGCTCTCCCGTGGGGGTATAGTCGTAGTCCTCGCTGAACCTCACGCGCATGGTGAACTCCTCACACCCGCAGCCAACGATAGGGGTTGATCAGATTGCTGATGGGCGAGCCGTCGGTGAGGATGGGCTCCCGGTTTTGATACAGCTCTCCGAGCGCCAGCAGGGCCGCCGCCTTGAACGCTGCGGCCGCGCCAGGACTATCAGGCACCAGGCCGATGTTGCAGTACTGAAGCACGCGCCCTACGGCGGCGTCGGAATAGATCTCGATGAGCGCGTCGTCGTCATTGTGATCGACACGCAGATGCTCCTTGGCCTCGACCAGAGTGAACAGCGGGCCGGTCGCAGTGACGACGACGTTCAGGGCCATGGCTTAGCCTTGGGCCTTCAGGTTGGCTTCGACGGCCTCGGCGCCGCTCAGCGTCGGGTCGTTGAAGTCGATGCGGTTCTGATCGACCGTGGTGCCCTCGCGCGGGTTGTTGTCCACGGCCGGATGCGACAGATCGACGTCGGGCACGATCTGCTGCGGCGCACCTGAGGTGTCGATCTTCTTCGCCGGCGCGATGTCGGCGGGCTTGTCACCGGGGTTGGGGGCGGTGACGGGCTTCTTGTCGGTCATAGTCGTCTCCTTCGCTGGGCTGATCCCGGCTTGCCAGGAGGGGCGAACAGCCGCCCATCCAGGAAAGCCGGGCCGAGGTTGCCCCCGGCCCGGTATCGCATTGCCGCTTAGGCTGCGACCTTCAGGGCACGCATGGGCTCTGGGTTATACACACCTCCGCCGACCCTTTTCGTCGTATAGAAATGGACAAAAGGTTTATTTGTGTAGGGGTCGCGCAGCACGCGGATGCCGACACGATCCACCACCAGATAGGTGGCTTCCATGTCGCCGTAGAGCGCAGCGACGGCGTTGGCGGCGACTGCCGGCATGTCCGGCACTTCGACGATGGTTTCGCCCGCCAACGTGGCGGGCTGACCCGCCGCGTACGAAGGCTGCCACAGGTAGTTGCCTTGGCCATCCTTCAGCTTCCGCATCGCGGCCTGAGAGCCGCGGTTGGTGTAGAGCTTCGCGTTGGCGCGGAACTCCGTCGGGATGCTGTAGAACAGGTCGATGAAGCCGTCCGACGTCAGGGCAGCAGCAGCGCCGCTGTTGACGGTTTGGATCGCGCCCCAGGGGTGGCGGGCCGCATTCGCGGCGCCGGTCACATAGGTCAGGATGCCGTGCGGCTTATTCGTGCCGTCGCCCGAAAGGAAGGCGATGCCTTCTTGGCGCGCGAACTCAGTCTGAACCTCATCGGCCAGCCAAGCCTCCAGATCGATTGCGGCGTCGTCCAGCAGCTGCTGCGAAATCGCCGGATTCGCGTAGATCTCGCCCAGAGGGAAATCCAGCGAGGCGATCTGCGGCGTGCTGGTGGCCGGCCGCGAGGCCGTCTCACCGACCCAGCCGCTGCCGACCGCCCGATCGGTGAACAGCTTCTTGAAGCCGTTTGTAGTGATCGAGATGACGCGGGCGTTCGCGCGGATGGGCGAGACCTGCTTCAGCTTGCCGGTGATCGTGCGGTCCCATTCAACCGGAGCCAAATAGCCGCCGTCAGCGTCGGTACCCTTGGTCATGGCGGCTTGGATCTCGGCGCCGGCGTTGTCGCCCTTACGCATGTGAGCCTTGAAGGCGCTCACATATTCGGGATCACCCTTCAGGTCGCCGATGATGTTGTCGCCGCCAGCGCCTGCGGCGATCTTGGCGTTCAGATCGTCGATAGTCGCCTGGAAGCCGTCGATCGCAGCGTCGAGCCGCTGGACCTTCTCGTCCAGAACGACATCGGCCTTTGCCTTCAGCTTCTCGTCGTTCGTCTTCTTGAACTCTTCGAAGGCGGCCTGGAGTTGGCCAATCATGGCCTTGGGGTCCGACACATCGGCACGGACGGTGCCGATGACGGATTGCGGACGGGTGGCGGCCGACAGCGCGCACAGCGCCGCCGAGCCCGCCAGGAGACGGGTCGTTTTCATTTTCAGGTTCCTTGACGCGCCTAGGCGCTGATGGATTTGAGAAGTCCGGCAAGCAGGCCGGGCAGTTCAGGGTCACCAGCGCCGGGCGTGGTGTCGGCATCATCAGCAGCGCCAGGCGTGCCTTTGATCTTGTTGATGCGGTCGCGCGCCTGAGTGCGCGTCAGTCCCGCAGAAACCAGTTGCAGCTCCATCGCGCGAAGCTCGTTGATCTGTCGGTCGGAAGCCTTGGCCTTCTCGTCCGTGGTGAGCGTGTCGGCGGACAGCAGGGCGTCGGCGAAACCGCGCTCGATCGCCTGCGAGCCGGACATGAAGGTCTCGGCGTCCATCCACTTTGCGATGTCTTCGGCCTTCTGGCCGGACCGGGCGGCGTAGACGTCGACCATGGCGCCGTCGAACGGCTCCAGGAAGTCGGCGGTCTCGCGCATGTCGTGACGATTACCCATCGCCAGAACCCAGCAGTTATGGATCATCAGGAAGGACGCGGCGCCGATCTCGACCGTGTCGCCGGCCATGGCGATGATCGAGGCGGCCGATGCAGCCATGCCCATGACCTTGATGGTGACGGCATGCGGATGCTCCCGCAGGACGTTGTAGATCGCGATGCCCTCAAACATGTCGCCGCCGGGCGAGTTGATCTGTACCTCGACCGGGCCGCTGATCGCGCGAAGCTGGGCCGCGACCTTCTTGGCCGTGATCCCGCCGCCGGACCAGAAGTCTTCCCCGACTACGTCAAACATCGTGATGACGTTGTCGCCGCGCTCCAGCGCACGGATGCCGGCGGCGTCATCCGACCATTTGTCGAAGACCTGGGGCTTGGTGAAGGCGGCCACGTCGCGCCGCGCAGGCAAAGGCATTGCACCGGGCCGAGACCCAGATTTCATCTTCATGCCGTCGTGTTTCTTTTTCTTCTTCTTCGCCTCTAGGTCATCCATGCCGGGCATATCTGGCATAGCATCGTCGTCGCTGGCAGCCCCGGCCAACTCCAACTCGTCGGTCGTGTACCATTTGTGAATGCCCATCGACTCCATGCCGTCGATGAGCACACCGTAGGGCGTCTCTCCGCTAATCGTCTGGATCGTCCCGACAGAATGCTCAGCGTCGTGCGGGTTCAGGATGTTGACCCGATCCCCGATCTGGAACGTCTTCCACGTTCCATCGGCACGAGGGCGAGCCATGGCGAAGACCTTCAGCTTACGTTGGCGCATCTTCGCCTCCGTTGTCTGGTGCGGGCGGTTGGCCCTGTGAACCTTTGCTGACCTCATCGCCGCCATCGACTGGCGGTCGATCGTCCAGCGCGCGGACTTCGTTCTGGGACAGCCAGCCCGGCGCGCCGCCTGAGCCGAGCGCCTTCGAGAAGAAGTCGCCCTGATCTTTAGTCGAGCCGCGCAGAAGTGCGCCCGGGTTAAACTTTACGGCCAGCCGGCCTTTCTCGTCGCTCGCAAGGAGGGACCGCTCGGCTGCCTGCTGCCAGGCCTCAAACCACGGGTTCAGGGCGTATTGAACGAAGAATTGGCCCAGCGCCTGGATGCCAGATCCCCAGCTGGTCTCATCCACCATGAGAAGCGGGCGCGGAACGCCGGTAACGCGGGCGATTTCCTCGACCTGCATCTTCCGCAGTTCGGTGAGCTGGGCGTCCTTGGCGTTGTTCGCCAGGTTCTCCCACTTCATCCCCTCTTCGAGGATGAGGTTCTTGCCGGCGTTCGAGGCACCCTCTTTCTCAGCCAAGCTAGCCCGAAGCCGCTCGAAGGCAGGGTCCGAGAGCTTTCCCGGATGGGTGAGGGCGCCGCCGATGAACGACCCGTTCTTGAAAAGGCGCCCGGCCGCCATCTCGGCGCTCAGGGCCAAGCCAATCGCGTCGCGGGCTTGCTTGACCAACGACATGCCTGAGATGCCGTCCAGCGAGAGACCACGAAGGTGGAAAACTTCGTCGGGCCGCAGCATGCGTTGCGCGCCCTTCGGCGGCTGATAGCGATAGCTGACGCTCCAGTCGTCATTCTGGACCGGCTGAACGTAGTCGGGGTTCAGCGGGACCAACCGCACGATCTCGTCGCGACCTGTTCTGATCTGCCGTGACCGTATGATGAGGGCGTAGGCATTGCCCTTCACCAGGGCGCGAAGCTGCATCAGCGAACGGAAGTCAAAGGCCGTCTGCCAGTTATTCGGCTCGCGGTGCAGGATTCGGGAAAGCGGATGGTCCGCCTTTTCCTTGGTTTCATCGTCGATGACGTGCAGCGGCAGCATGCCGATTGCGTACGATATCAGGCTGACCGCCCTAAACATGGCTGGATTGCGCAGCGCAGTTTCGGTGTTGACCGTGGCGCCCGATGCCGCCTCCAGCCCATCGCGCAAAAACTCCCGGACCAAAGGATCGTCCAGCGAGTAGAACACGGCGCCGTCGCCCACATCCGCACGCGGTGCAGATCCGGCAGCTTGCTTGACGCCGAAGGGCCAGAGACGGGTCAGATCCATTCCGCCTCCTTCACACCATCAGCAGGCCGCGCCCCTCGTAAACCGAAGGGCCGTCTTGCTCGTCGGGCCCCATAGCCACGCCGACCGCCATCGCCAGACTGACCATGCCGTCGATGCGGCCGGTCGATTTGGACTTGTCCATCTTCCGATTGCCCGCCGCGTCCTGAACGATGATCGCGTTCGCCGCGCACATGGTCAGGACAGGGTGACCGCCGTGGCGGAATCGGTGATGCAGAAACTCGATTTCGGCCCGGTCGATCGCCGGCGCCATGCTGACGAAACCCTGGCCGAACTCTTCGAACGGCAGTGTGACGTCCAGCCGGTCCAATTCGGCTTGCAGCGTCTTCATCCGGTGCCGGTCGAAGCCGATCTTTCGGACGTCCATGCCCTCAGTGATCTCGGCGATGTCCTTCGCCACGAAGTCGTATTCGACGGCTGGTCCAGGCGTGGCCTTCATGAAGCCGTCGCGGACCCAGGCATCATACGGTGTCCGGTCCTTCTTCGACCGCTCGACCAATGTCGCTTCAGGCGTCCAAAAGACCGGCAGGACGTGCCAGACGCCGGCTTGCTGAGCGATCAGCACCAGAGCTGTCAGGTCAGTGGTCAGCGACAAGTCCAAGCCGCCATAGACCGGGTTGCGCCGGAAGACCTCCAGATCAACCGGGCCGGCGCACGCCTTCCAGATCGACGGGCTGACGAACGGCGTGTGTCGTGTGACCCGCTGGTTCAGATACAGGTTGCGGAAGCTGTTTTCGACCGAAGGCATCCGCGCCGCCTCGGCCGCCTTGTTCTGGATCTCGGTCAGAGAGCGGAATGTCCCAAGCGCAGGGTTCGCAGCGCGCCAGGCCTCTGGGTCTGTCAGCTCAGCTTCTTCATCCGCCGCATAAACGTGGCAGACGACTGTCGGGTCACCGGATCGCTTCGCATCGTCGATCCTGATCGACAACATGTCCGCATCGTTCGGCGCCTGGGTCGAGATGACCAGCTGAAGCGCATCGTCATAGGCGCCCTGCGCCGTTTCGATGGCCTCAATGAACGCGTCGAACTCGCCGCGCACCTGGCCCATCTCATCGTGAATCGCCAGGACGGGCGACAGACCGTGCGCGGTGCCGGCCTCGGCGGCGAGCGCCTGATACTCCGTGTTCATGGTGAGGCCGTGCAGGGTTTTCCCCGATGGCACGATCCGAATGATGGGCCGCAGCTTGTCCGACAGCTGCACCATCTTGGCGGCGAGGTTGAAGACGACGGCCGCCTGCTTTCGGCTTCGCGCGCCCGAGACGATCTGGCTGTTCAGCCGGGCCTCCGGGCCCACCAGGTGCGCCAGCATGATCCCGGCGATCAGCGCCGACTTTCCATTCTTCCGAGCGATCGACAGGATGCCTAGGCGGGTGCCGGCCGGGTTATCATAGACCTCGCGGATGAACTTCTTCTGGAAGTCGTCCAGCAGCATAGGCTTGCCGACCAACTTGCCTTCCGGTGTCGGACACATCCGCTCGATGAAGGCGATGACCCTCTCGCCGCGCGTCACTGAAAGACCGCGGGCCTCGCCAGCAGATCTTCATCCTCCAGCGGATTGGCGGCCTCGATCGCCTTCGCGGCCTTGCGGCGCCCGGCCACATCGCGAGCCTCGCCGGCCGCGCGGCCGTGGATGTTCAGCGACTGCCGCGCCGCCTTGATTTGGACGTGCAGCCCGTGAACAACCGAGACGCGCGGGTTCGCGTAGGCGGTGCCTTTGTCGTTTCGGAGCACTTCACCCTCGGTGCGCAGCGTCCTCCGGTTAGTCACCAGCTGGGCCATCGCGTTGGCGAGGTCCGAGGCGCACGAGAGATCATGACCCGTCCACTCGGCCTTTGCACGGGCCTCTACGATGTCGTCCCAGAAGGGCAGCGCGTCGTCGTCGAGCGGAGAATGCGCCGGGGGTTCAATCACCCTGGCGGCTTTGATCATGACCGCCACAGCCTCAGCGGCGCTGTCTATGCGGGCCTTACGAGGCTTGCGAGTCATGCCGCCTCCACGCGCGCGAGAAAACTGGATTAGCGTTCGTTTTGTGGGACCACGCCGGTCTTGAAGGCGATGGCCCTAGACTTTTGACCACCCCCCGCCCGATGGTGGCGGCTGGGGAGGGCTCCATGCTCAGAACGATCGCCATTACCTCGACCATCCTTCTTGTCGGATGCGAGGCTCGGCCTAACGAGACCGTCTATCTCTACCGAAGCTCAATCGCCGGCTCACCGAGTGATCGCATCCATGTCGCGTCGTTCGATGCCAAGGATGGGCGGGCCTACAACGAAGAGAACTGCATGATCGTGCGCGGTCTGATGGAGCATCAGCCCGGCGTCGCGGTTGGCTATTGGTGCACCGACGACGCGCCCTAGCGGTTCCAGTGATGGTTCGGGTCGAGCGGCATGCCGGCGTCATCGCATCCGATGATGTGGCCGCGCTTCTCCTGTTTCTGGATCACGCTGTCGTGGCATGGGGCGCACTCAGATGTGAAAGGCCCTGCGAAGAAGCCTTCTTCAGTCGCCTTGCTGTCCCTGTCGGCGTGATTGCAGACGGTCGCGGCTGTTATGCGACCCTGGCTTAGGCAGGTCTCGCATAAGGGCTGTCTGGATAACTGTTCTGCGCGGGTGCGCCTCCATCGCGCGGTCCGGTAAAGGCGGCGATAGGCAGCAGCCTCTGCGCTGCGGCGATCAGGACGGCGGGACATTGGCTCGCCTCCGTATGACTATTCGGGAATGACCGCCATACCGGCGGGTTTAGGGCGCGATGCCCTCGACGACCTCTCGGACGGCTGCACACGCGTCACGCCAATCAACGCTGAACCACTCGCCGCTCAATCGCTGTTCGGCCAGCCGATCGTGGCAGGCCTTCTCCGCCGCAAGCGCCATCCCTGCCGGCACATCCAGAAACAGATACACCTTCAGCTTCTCGGGACACCCCGTTTGCAGCGTCTGCAACCGGCTATTGGCGCACTTAGCGATGCCGATCTTAACCGGGTGGCCCGGAGCGCCGATCACATACACGCCCTGACGGGCTTCGGCGCGGGCGACGGCGGCTCGCTCTCGTGCCGCTTCCCGGTCCACAGCCTTCCGTGCCCGGCGACGCCGGGTCTTGATCTTGGCGAGTCTCGCCTGCTTGCTCGCAAAACGAGGATCGCGGCCAGCCTCTTTCAGCAAGAGGTCAGCCGCAGCTGCCAGTACTTGTCGATCCTTGGCCTGCGTCATGCTGGCTCCCACCTGGTCACCGCTCCGCATTCGGCCCCGTCTTGTCCGGTTCTACACCGGGTCCGGGGAGTGACGCGCTCACCAAGGACGCATCCAAGGTGACCTATTAGAGCGGCTTCAGCCTCAACGCATAGTGTATGTGGCCACGCTGAAAGCGTGACATTGAACCTCTTGTGTCATGGTTCGCGGAATGACGCAACACCTAGTGGTCAAGCCGCTCTATCCAAGTCCTCCTCATCCTCCTCGCCGTCGAGGGCGCCAGACAACACCAGGTCCATACGTCCCTGATGGTCGGTCTTGAGAAGCTTCTCCAGCGCAGTCAGGCCGAAGCCTACGGATCTGTTCATCGAACCCACGAGGGGCTTTGGTGGAAGGTAGCGATGCGACGATGTCTGGTCGAACTCGCCGGCACATTGGCGGGCCATAAGCTGATAGACGATAGCCGCAAGGCGCTCCTGGCTTAGGCGCGTCTCCACGATCTTGGTCAGGCCGTCGATGCTGTAGAGCTGGTCGTAGTCGTTCCAAGGTCCGAGCCCCACAAACAGGTATCCGGGGAACAAGGGGCGCTCGACCTCTTCGGCCGGCCCCTTCTTCACCTGCCGCCTGATCCGCTCCATCGGACAGTAGACCGTGAAGCGTTCCTCTCTGAGGGTGATGGCCGCGCGACGGCCGCCTTGGGTGACTTGGGCGATGTGCCAGATCATAGTCATGCGGCTTGGTCCTGATGCAGGGGTTTCGGTTTGATCGTGCCTTGGCGCTCCAGAAGGGCGCGCGCCTCGGCGCTCATGCCGGTCTCATCGACGCGGGCGCACGGCGCTGGGCGAACCTTGCGCTTCCGGGTGCGCTCCAGAACGTCTTTGCCCTCCATGCGTTTGGCGAAGTCCGCCATGAGGGCCTGAACCTTCTCGGCCGGCAGTCGATCGGCGTCCGACAGCCGCTGTTCCGGCTGATAGTCCGCCGCCTGCTTGGCGCGATAGGCCGCCTGACGCAGCACCTCGACGTGGGGGCGGGCCAAGTCGCGGATCTCGGCGGGCTTGGGGAAGAACCGTCCCGTGCGCTGATACTCGCTGACGGCGCGGTCGAGGGCGATCCGGGGCAGATCGCCGAGGGCGTCGGTATAGACCCGCCAGAACGCCGGGCTCTCAGCCTCCGCACCCTTGCCGAACACAATCACCAGCGGAGCCAGTGCGCCGATCACGACTTGGGCGCCGGACGGTTCGCAGAGGATTTCAAGCTGCCGCTGGCAGGAAGTGGCCTCCGCCTTCAGGGCTGGGACCTGGGCGATTTCGAGAAGGTTCTCCTTCGGGCCGGTCGCAAGCAGCCGCCATAGCTCGGGCGACGGCTGAAAGGTGGTCGTGTTGGGCGGCGTGACGGTCAGGGCGGACATTTCGGGCCTCGGCGCGGCGGGGTTGAGGGGCTTCGTCGTCCCAGCTTCCGGCGTTCAGCCAGGTCGCTGGGTGGGGTATGAACTGCGGATCGTCCCAGCCGGGCAGGGCGCGTTCGATGCCGGCCAGGATCACCGCCAGCGGGTCAGGGTCGTCAATCCGAGCCATGGCCTTCGCGAACGCCTTGGCGGCGGCGTCCTTGGCCTTCCGCTTGGGGTAGGTGTCCCAGAAAACCAGGAACCCCTTGGCCACATCGACCTTGGCGGCGGGCTTCTCGCGCGCGGGGTATATATCTCCCCGTGGATGGGTGGGTGATTGGGGGTCTGGGGGGAAAGAGGGAGGGAAGGAGCAGCGTCAGAAGCGTCAGGTCTGACGTTTTCTGACGCCTTCTGACGCTTTCTTTCCTCGTATCGGGACTGCCGGATCGCCCCCTTCGAGCGGATCGGGGCGGCCTCAGCCAAAACGGCCTCATGCTCACGCGCAGCAATCATCGCAACGTCCAGGGCAAGCCCTGCGTCGAGAAGGCGCTGGAGGTAATCGATAGCGCTCACGTCTTCCTGGCCTCGCGCCAGACCCGATATTCTGAACCGGTCAGGTTCCGCTTCTGGCTATTGCAGGCCATGCAACAGGCAACGAGGTTCGACTCGCTATCGTCTCCTCCGCGCGACGTGGGAATATCGTGGTCGATGGAGCGAAGGGGATCGGAGTAGATGCAGCCGATATCAACGAGGGACCGATCACAGTAGACGCATTTGTCGCCAGATCGGGCGTAAACACGATCCCGAAGCTGACCCGCACGTCTACTGTTTTCACGATATGAGAAAGGCCGATTTTCCATCAGGGCAATACTCATGCGGCCCTCGCAAACAAATCTGGCTGCACGGGCGAGGCGGCCCAGCAAAGGAAGTCGACCCAGGCCATGCGCGCCTCATGGGTCTGCACGCCGTGCATGATGGTGGTGTGATCGCGGCCGCCGAAGATCAGGCCAAGCCGGTCAAAGGACAGGTGCGAGCGTTCAGTCCTGACGGCATGCATCGCGGCTTGGCGGACGATGCTGGTTCTGCGGTCGCGCGCCGGCCCGATCATGTCGCCGAAGGTGAAGCCGTTTTGCTCGGCGATGCGGGCGATCAGGGATCGGGTGGATGCGGAGCATGGCGCGGTCGCTGCCGGCGTGGCGGGCTTTGTGCCGAGCCACATCCAGATCATCCGGTCGAGCATGCCCGGCGTCTCTTTGACGATCGCGGCCGCCTCATGGAGCGACTTGCCGCCGAGCATCAAGGCCCAGCCGCGCGCCGCCTTGCTGACCTGATAGGGGTTGGTCATGCCGCGACCCTCGGCGCGCGCGTCAGGCCCCGCTTCTGGATCTGGGTCTTGGTGGCGTCCGCGGAACGGTTCAGGGCATAGGCGCAGGCTTCGGCCGTGGCGCCGGCCTCGCAATACATCAGGCGAAGGATGCTTAGGTCAGTGTCGGTCCAGGGGCGCGCGGTCTGCGGCGCCATGCCGGTCTGTTCAACCCGCGCTTCGATCGGAGGCGGGAACATGATGGCCCGCACGTCGGCTTCACAGCGGCCGAGCGCCTTGGCGATCTGTGCCGGCGTCGCGCGCGATCCGAGACGCTGGCGCATCTGGTCGATCTCCGTCATCGAGACGCCGCCGCGCCGGCTGTTGGCGTAGAGACCGGCTCCGCTCATGACGGACGGACCGCTCGGTTGCCCTGCACGATCACTGAAAGGCTGGGCGCAACGTCGTCATCGCAACGGAAGACGCCGGGCTTTCCAATCAGGGTGCAGAACTTGCCGCTATCGGCCTGATAGACGCGATCAACGATGTGGGTCTGGGGCGCGCTCATACCCGCCACCCCATCGCCCTCTCAGCGGACAGTTGAGCGGTGCGGGCACGATGGACCTCAGCTTCGGCGTGGTGGATCGAGCGCTTGTCCTTCCGCAGTATGGCGCGGCGAAGCCTGTCCTTGGCGTCGGAAAGATCGCGTTGCGCGGCGAAGGCTCGGGCAACCTTCCGATTCCGGATCGGCGCCGTGACGGCTTGAACCGCGACGTGGGCGCGGAGGAAAAGGTAGCCAAGCATCACGCGGCGCCCTTCTCTTCTGCATCCAGGGCTCGCTCCACGTCGGCGAGTTCGGTCCTAGCAGTTTGGATCTTGCGGCGGATTTCGCGCCGGACTGACGGCTTGCTACGATCACCCATCCGCACGACCTTGGCGCACTCAACCACAGCCTCGACGGCTTCACCGGTCTCGTTCCCAAGATCGGCGACGCGGCGACTGTCGGGCGTATGCGCCATCATGGCGCGGCTGATGATCGGCTGCTTGGCGTAGGCCTCGAGGGCGATCACGACATCAAGGGCGAGGAAGTTGCCCGATCCGGCGGTTTGGCACCGAGACAGCTGCGTCACCTTCAGGCGACAATGGCGCGACGCCTCCTCCAATCCGCCACAGGCGTCGATTAGGTCTCGGGTCAGGTCGGCAATGGTCTGTTCGTTCACGGTATGGACCTGTTTCTATTTCCGATGCCGGCCCCGCTTCGTGCGCCTACTCAGGCGGCATCAGGCGGAGGTTGATCGGGGTGGGTTTCGTGGTCGTTGGCGGGAAGGGGAGGCGCGGACGCCGGGTCGCGCTGGACGCTCGGATGGAGCAGGCCGGTCAGTTCCTGGCGGACGACGGCGCGGATCATCTGGAGATCGTCGCTGTTCAGCATGGGGTGCTCCGGCGGGGACCTGGGGGGAGGGCGGCCCCCGCCGGAGCCAGCGACGCCTTGGGAGAAGGCGCGCGCTGTCCTACAGTGGTGTCGCTACAACCCACTGAAGAGGAAAGCAGATGTTCGATGATGCTGAGGTTGGCGTTCCCTGCCCGAAGTGCGGCCAGGAGAATGTCCGCTCGGTCGGAAGCCTTCGCGCCAAGACCGAGTTTCAATGCGCCGGATGCGGTGCAACCATCGTCCCGGACGGTGATCTCGACCAGGGACTGCGGAGGGCTGAGAAGGCCGTTGATGACCTGCGGAAATCGTTCCGCAAGTTCGGCAAGCGCTAGCGCTTCACCGGCGATCTGCTCAAGCGTTTCGGAGAGCGTCGCCATCTATGCCGCCGCCTCTTGGGGAGGGGTGTCGTTGGCGCGGAGGAGCAGGACGTCAGACGCCTTGACCTTGCCTTTCGTCAGACGCTCGATCTGAAATGCGCGCTCTGGTGACGTTCCAGTTTGACCACGACGGATGCGGCAGACCTGGGGCTGGCTTAGGCCCAGCTGATCGGCGAGCCATTGGTCGCGCAGCTTGTTTGAGCGCATCCAGCGGGCCAAGGGAGTGATCGTCTTGTCATCCATGACTATGAATATGCGCCCGACGCATATTATGCGTCAAGCGCATTATGCGTCTGATGCGCTAACGGCTGTCGGCTCGATGTTGCAAAATATGCACATGACGACTTCCGGGCCGGGACATTTCCTGAAGCAGTGGCGACAGCACGCGGGCTTGTCTCAGCAGGCAGCCTGCGAAGCAGCTATTGCCCTGATGGAGGATCGCGTGGTCGCCGAGGGCGAAGAGGTCGACATCAAGCGACTGGGCCTGACGCAGGGCAACTTGGCGCGCATCGAGAACGGCAAGACGCCCTACAATCAGCGCCTCTTGGAGATCCTCGCCGAGGTCTACCGTACGGATGTCGCCTCGCTCATCATGCGCAACCCAGAAGACCCGGAAGGCATCTGGTCGATCTACGACCAAATTCCCGCGTCGCAACGCCCGGTCGCACTCAAGATGCTGAGCGGCCTAAAGACCGGCACCGAAGGCTGACAGCCTTATAGTTGGGGGAGGGGATGCCGAGCTTTTATCCAGCGGATGTGTCGCCGCAAGTCTCTAATGACCAAGTGGTCGTAAAGCGCCTCTTGCATTTTGCGGCGGGTATGGAGGCGCTAGCTGAACACTCCCTTGTGGACGCTCAGGTCAGCAATCTGCTGACGCAAATGCTGGGTGCAGATCCTAAGCCGGCCATCGCCATGTACGAGACGCTCAACGGCGCCCGAGCAGAGGCGCGTGCGCTTAAGGCGGTAGGAAAAGAGACGCTGTCTCCTGGCGACAACGCGTTGTTGGCTCGAATAATGACCGTCTGCAAAACGTCGTCAGATCACCGAGACGCTATAGCACACCGTTTGTGGATGGCTGATGACCAGTATCCCGATGCAGTGGTGCTTGTGGACCCCAAATCTCTTTGGCGGATGAGCAGTAAGGTCGGGGAAATCAAGGCTAAAGGCCCGGTCACCGACGCATCTGCCCGAAGCGTGCAAGATGACATCCGCGCGGCTTGCCAGATTTGGCGGATGGATGACTTTGACTTGGCTAAACGAGCAGCTAGCAAGGCTGTCATTTCATTGATCGCCTTTGGCGAAGTGTTGTCGCTGGGCGATATTCCCGCAGCTTCGCAGAAGAGATCACAGTTAGACGCTCATCTCTCGACTTAGGAGCGGAATGCGTCAGAGCATCTTTTTATGATCCGGGTGGCTGGCCACTCAACGTATGAGGTTTCAGAAACGTGTACGTGTTCGCCCGCAAAGATAAGGGGTAGGTCGCACATCGCCGCATCAGCTCCGGCCAAGCGCTTTAAGAGCGCCTCGTATCGCTCCACAATCTCCTTGGCTTCAGCTTCGGTCATGCGGGAATTTTCCGCCCGAACAGGACTCAGGTCAACCCATAGCAAAACGGCGGCCCCTTATGGGGCCGCCGTTGGTTGGTCAGGCGAATGATACGTCGCCGCGAACAGGCACTGCGAGCCTGACGCCGTAGTGACCCTCGTCGTACTGATTGGTTCGCCAGCCGCCCTGGACACGCGCGTCGCAGATCGCGCGTTCAATCCCGCGGATCTCATTGCAGTACCGACCCGCTTGGCCTGCTCGCGTGGCAAATACCCGACCCGACGGCCCTCTATCGTCACCATTACGGCATTCGGATCGTATGCGTTGGATGGTTCTAGCACGAGCATAGCCTCGTGCTCCCCATCGTAGCCCAAGCGAGTGTGCTTCCCACAGATCGCGATGAGGGCATCCTGATAGTTGCTCTCGCCGACGACCTCCATGCCGAACGACTTTGTGGTCCGAACGACCCGCTTGACGGCTGGCGCGGGGGAAACCACAACAGGGGCTTTCGGCTTGCCGAATAGCCAAGACAGTACGCTCATGAATCACCGCCATGCTGAAAGCATGACGTAAGCGCGCAACGACGAGGCGAGTCTAGGCGGCATCCGCTGGCACTTGGCCCGATCTGGCGATGAGCACGGGATCCATCCAGAAATCGGCCTCCGGCGATCCGGTGACCCGATAGACGACAACGCCCGCTGCATAGCCTTTGCAGGACCGGGCGGCGCGGATGGCGGCGTCTCGGCTGAGCAGCCGGCGCATGTGATCCTTCACCAGCCTGCCGGCCGACTTTTGGTAGGGCTGAACGCAGTAGATCGTTCGCATCATCGGGTTATGATTCCCTAGACGACGATGAGAGTCGAGGAGGCGCGGACACACCTACGACCGTTTCTGTCGTCTGAGATATGCGCCAGACGCATTTTTCTATTGACGCCAAATATGCGTGGGGCGCATAGTCTCTCCATCAACGGAGACCGTCATGTCCCTTCGCGCCGCCACTGCTGAGATTATCCCGTTCCGCCGCCCGGCCCACGCCGAGAGCCTGATCAAATACACTGCCCGTCTTGCGTGGCTGGATCGCCAAGGCGAGCAGCACGTCGAGCAGTTCGCCGCCTGGACGGAGCGCGCGGCTACCTGCGCCGCCTGGAAGCGCGCTCGGTCGCTGCGCCTGTCGGGCGAGGCGCTGACCTTCCGCACGCAACACACTGAGCAGGTCCGCGTCTGATGCTGGACTTCAACATCACTACCGCCGGAACGCCGAAGCGGGACATTGACCTGTTCGGCCCAACCACCGTCCGCATTGATCGCCGACGCAGCGACGAGATCGCCGGCGTACCGGTCCTCTATCTTTCCGCCTATGTCGCCGACGATGAAGCCTTCGCTCAGAAGCTGCTGGCGGCGCTGGCATGGGTCACGGACGGCACGACTTCACCAGCCAGGGCCGGGGACGCGCCGAACAAGCCGTCCCCGGAAGCTGCGGCCGTCGTCGCCAACGACGCGGCGCCGGGCCCCTACACCATGCCCGACTATGTCGAGGACGTGGACTATGCCGAAATCCTGTTCCTGCCTGACGACCTGCAGGCGGCGGACTGGAAAGCGTGGAGCGCGGCTGTGCTGCGCCGGATCGAGCTGGCGACCACCGCGTCTCAGTTGGCCGATCTCACCAGCGCCAACGCCATCGGGCTGAAGTGGTGCACCTGGCAGCAGCGCGCACAGATCGGAAAGGCGTTGAACGACGCCTATCAAGTCACCTTTGATCAGGCGGCTGCGGCATGATCCGCGATCACCGCACCATCACCACCGCCCAGGCTGCAGTTCTGACGGCGCTGAACGGCAATCGCTCGCTTCAGCGTGCGGCCTCCGAGGGCCAGCCTTTCCGCGTCACCTTCGACGAGCCGGAGCCGGGCCGCGAACGACCTGCGTTCCCGGAGGCCCTGATCCTGGAAATGATCGAGCAGGGCTTGCTCTCGACATTGCAGGCGGCGGCGCCATGGCCGGCTCGCAATCTGCCGGCGCGACCCTTCCACGTCAGGCTGACGAAGGAGGGGGACCAGGAGCGTCGACGTCTGGTGACCGGCGTGACAGTGCCGGCGAACGATGACGCCCCCATGCCGAACAGGGCCGCCTGATGGGACGTCCTCTCTGGCAGATCGACGCCGACCTTCGACGCCTTCAGGCCGAGAAGAAGGCTGCGCGCACCCGCACCTTCAAGCCCGGCATGCGCCTTCGGTCGTTTAAGCCCGAAGCCAAGGGCCAGCGTGATCCTCGTCAGGTCGATGCAGCCTATCTGGCGTGGCTGCACGTCGATACCGACTGCATCGCCTGCTTGATCGAAGGCCGCCCCCATAATCCGCACGGTCTGCAGAGCACGATCGAGGCTGCTCACCAAAATCTGGCGATAGCGTCGAAGGGCTGGCGCGAGCGGGGAGGGGGCAAGCGCATCCACGATGCCCGTTGCGTGCCGCTCTGCACCCTTCATCACACCGGCCTCCCGAACGCCTGCGACAACGGTCAGCGGAAGTTTTGGGACCGCCTCGGCCTTGGTGACGCCGTCGCCGATTTCTGCCGCGACCTGCACGCCGCCTTCACCGCCGACGAGCCCGCGCTCCCAATCATCCATCGGTACGCGATGGACCAGCTGCACCCCCAATCCACCGAAGAGGCATAGCCCCATGACCGACACCACCGACCTGATCAGCAAGGCTGTCGCCGAGGTCATGACGCCCGAGTTCGTGAAAACTCAGGTGGCAACCCGCGTCCAGAAGCTGGTCACCGAAGCGGTCGATGATGCGCTTCGCAGCTACAGCGACATCGGCAAACAGATCAAAGAGGCGGTCCACGCCAGCCTGAAGGTCAATGACCTCAACCTCCCGTCCTACGGGCTTCTCGTCACTGGTATGATCGAAAAGCAGGTCAAGGACCATGCTAGCGCCTTGATTGATGCGCGCCTGGCCGAGGACATCCGCGAACTACTGAACATCGCGCCCGCCGAGATCAAACTTTCAGAGATCGCCGAAGGCATGATCGAAGGCCGGCACGATGAAGATTATGGCGAGGTCATCACCGTCATCGTCGAGCGCAGCGATTACGGCTCAACCTGGCTTTATCTGGACGAAGAGGAGCACCGCCCGGCCCGCGACAAGTACCAGTGCCAGCACAGCCTGTTGCTGAACAAGGACGGCACGATCAGTAGCGCGCGGATCGACAAACGCGACCTCAAGGCCACCCAGAGCATCGGGCGCTGCTACGGCCTGCCGGACAAGATCCGTGCCTACTATGCGGCCGGAACCAAGATCATCCTGGATGAAGACGCCGTGGTCACCTCAGTCGGGGACTACTGACCATGGCGCCGATCACCAGCAGCGATGGCTCCCGCTTCGGCGATACGCCCCTGTCGTTCGAAATGACCCGTTTCGAATCCGGCGGGATGAACAAGCGCAGCTTCTGGCGTTTCGCCGTCTCCCGCTACATCGGCCATCCGATGATCGAGGTGGACGCCGACCTCGAAATCCTGCGCGCCATGCGGACATACATCGATCGCGCCATCCAGACCGTGGAAACCGATGGAAATCGGTCTCTCGCCTCCAACAGGGAGGGCTAGAGGATGTCTGACCATTCCATCACATCGCTGATCGAGAAGCTGGAAGGGGCTGAGGGTCCGTCCATCGTTCTTGACGCCGAAATCTGCTGGACGCTGGAACGCCCCCGCGCGATCCAAGCATTCTGGCGCGGGGCTATGGGCAAGCCGGGGCCGTTGCCCGACGAGTTTTCCCGCTTGCCGCGCGGGTTGGGCATGGCCTCTCTGGAAGTCGGATCGCCCAACTACACTGCATCCCTAGACGCCGCTCTGGCGCTGGCTGAGCGGGTATTGCCGGGACACGACTGGAGCCTTGGTCATCTGCCAACGTCCGACGACGCCGACCACCAAGAGCATCACGAGTTCGGGTGCTTCTTCTACGCCCATCCCCATGTCGCCTCTCGGCAAGACGGGCTGGGTCACGGCGCAACAGCACCGTTGGCAATGGTTACGGCCATCCTCCGCGCTCATTCGGAGGCCCGCGTCTGATGGGGGAGAAGCAGGGACAACCCAACAACGCGCGGCTGATCGCTGAACTGCAAGCCGTGACGCTCGGCATCCACCTCGTCGGCCTGGATCGGCTGCCGGAGGTCATGGGTCCGGGTTCCAAGGCGGCTATCTCAGAAAGCCCGTACGATGACTGCGATCCTGAGCCAGACGGTGACGATGACGACGGTCTGGACGAGTGCGGCATGTATGCCGACGGTTTCTGCTCACTCGTGGGAACGGAGTGGTGCGACTGGTCGTGTCCCAGGGGCGGTTTAGACGCCACCCGCCCCACCGGAGAAGACAGCCCCGCAACTGAGGGGGAGGGGGAGTCGTGAGGATCCTCGATCTTTTCTGCAACGCTGGCGGTGCCGGCATGGGCTATCGCCGGGCCGGGTTCGATGTCGTCGGCGTCGATCTGGAGCCGCAGCGCAACTATCCGTTTGCCTTCATCCAGCACGACGCTCTGACGCTCGATCGACGCTTCCTGCGGTCCTTCGATGCCATTCACGCCTCGCCGCCCTGCCAGGGCTATACACCGATGCGCCACGCCCCTGGGGCTAAGGGAGCACCGCTGTTGATCGAACAGACGCGTGCGATCCTGAAAGCAGTCGGCGTGCCATGGATCATCGAGAACGTTGAGGAGGCGCGATGGGCGATGGTCGATCCGATCACCCTGTGCGGCTCTATGTTCGGCCTCGGCGCCCAAGGGTGCCAGCTTCGGCGGCATAGACTGTTCGAAAGCAACATCACGATCAGGCCGCCATCCCCCTGCCAGCACGACGCCCGTCCGGTGATCGGCGTCTATGGCGGTCACGCCCGGCGCCGCGCCGCATCGGCCGGCGGACGAGGAACCCGCGACGTTTGGGAAGGCGGACACCGCGCCGCGATGTCGGAGGCCATGGGCATGACCTGGGCCACCTGCGCCGAAATGTCAGAGGCCATCCCACCCGCCTTCACTGAACACCTGGGCCGCCAACTGCTGGCCCACATCCAATCCTCTCGCCAGGACCAAGCAGCATGACCGCGACCCAAGCCCCCACACCCGGCCCGCTGGACAGCGAGAGCGTGAAGCTGCTCGTGAAGGGCGATTTGCTGCGGCATGAAAAATACGGTCTCGCGCATTTCTATGATGAGTGCGGAGGGCGCGGTGAAGGTTGGATAATCGTAGAGTGTTATGACGGGAAGGACGCTGCGTGCCGACCTGAAAACCTGACTTTCATCGGTCGCCCTGCTGACGGCTGGATGCCGTGGTCTGGCGGCGAGAACCCGGTCGATTACCGTCAGAACGTGGAGGTCAGATACCGAGACGGTCGCATCGTTCAGTGCGCTGCTGGAACGCAAGACTGGACGCGGCTCAGCGAAAACGGGGAGGACGCTACCGACATCATCGCCTTCCGCCTCGCCCCCACCGCTCCGGTCGAAGCGAGCGGGTCGGAGCGGGAGCATGGTCCGAAGTGCTGGGGGAAAACCTCACTCTCCGACGAAATGGCGCATTGCTATTGCGGATCGACAGACCTCCGCCCCCAACCGAGCGGAGAGACGCGGGGCCTAGAACCGCTTGCAGACGATCCCGCCGTCGCAGCTTTGTGCGATAGCAGCTACCGGGCGGGCGCATTGGCTGGCTGGAACGCCGCGAATTACTCCGACCCTGAAGAGGGTGAGCGCATCATGGCGCGCATCCGTGAGGTTGAGTCGGGTTCTCTAGCACCTATCGCTGAGCGCAACCGGCAACGATCCGCCCGCCCCCTCGCCTTGGGAGGCCAGCACAGCAGCGGGGAGGGGGAACGACGGGCGGCGGTCATGCGCGAGGTGAAATCATACGGTCAGTCGGACGAAGTGGGTTCGGCTTTCTGGGTCAACGCCTTAACCAGCCGCATCATGGAGGTGACGAAATGACCCTCTCGACCATCGAAACTGTCGGCTCTCGGGAAACTTGTTCCGAAGCACTGGCGACATTGCGAGATAATGCGCGTCAGGCCTCGACTGACAAGGAGCGCGGCGACCGATGGATGCGCAGCCATGGTTGCGTGGTGTCTCTGCCTTCAAAAACAACGAACGAAGACTACGGGGCAACCGTTTTTCTGCCTGCCGATAGCGCCAGATACGTCGCGCCTTATAAGCCTGATCCAGCGCGTGAAATGGCGTTCTCTCGACATGCCACGGGGGCCAACCCGCGTATCGTAATCGCTCTCGTAAACGAGATCGAGCGTTTGCGTGCCGCCCTCTCCACCACGCCTGTCGCCGAAACGGCTGGGGAGGCTGTGGACGAAGGGGCGGCGGGGGAGGGTTTGTATCTGACGAAGGGCGTATTGGCGCGACTGAGAGCGCTGTCCTGCCATAGCAGCCTCGGCCCGTTGGGCATGGACGAACTTCGGCAAGCGCTCGCAGCCCGCGCCCACCCGTCCCCGACCCCCGCCGCCGATGCCGACAGGGTGCGGGAGATTGTGGTGAAAGCCGTGAAGGCGGCGATGAAGGACGCTTGGGAAGACCACGCCACCGACACGGGATGCTGGCCCGCCGACATCAAGCGCGTCTCTGCCCGTGGTCCTCTGCGCCTTACGTTTACCCCCGCGATCTGGGCGCAGACGACCGCCGAATGGGCCGCCGAGACGGTCCTCGCCTCCCTGCAACCGGAGGAGAAGTAGATGGCTGACGGCGTTTTCATCAAGTCGTGGGAGGTCCACTGCGCCGGTTGCGAAGCACCGTTGCTAGGGATCGGACGCTTCGGATCAACGCAGGACGCGGCAGAAGACGCGCGCAAGGAGGGGTGGCGCATCCGCAACGGTTTTTGGCACTGCAAACCTTGCGTGGTGCAGAAGGATCGCCAACGCGCCGCCCTGAAATCGACCGCCGCGAAGGAAGGGGGAGAGGGCTGATGGCTGATCTGACCCTGGCTTTGAACGGCGAGTATTTCGACGCGATCCGAGACGGCTCAAAGGTCGAGGAATTCCGCCTTCGCACGGACTACTGGCGCAAGCGACTGGAAGGTCGGTCCTATGAACGGATTGTCCTGACGCGCGGCTATCCGGCTCGCGACGACCATACGCGCCGCCTTGTCCTGCCATGGCGTGGTTATCGCGAAATCACCCTCACTCATCCGCACTTCGGCACAGAACCTGTCGAGGTGTTCGCAATCAAGGTGTCAGACCAATGACCTACTCTAACGCGAACACGTCGGGGCTGGAAAACGCGGGCCACATCGTTTGGTGGAAGGCTGGCGGCGTCAGCTACTATCCCGAAGGAGAGGCGTTCGGGGTCTCCAAGTCCTGCCGCGTCGAACCTCTAGTCACCGCCGCATCCGCTCAAGCCAGGATCGCGGAGTTGGAATCGGCTTTAGCTGCGGCACAGAACGCCGATGCCGACAGGGTGCGGAAGTTGGAGACTATCGCAGACCTAGCCGACGAACTCATCAACCGGGGCGGCCTAGTCAATCGCGGGGTGGATCGTGGTCTGGTCGTTGTCGAGAAGGCGGATCGTTCAGACCCGCACTATCGGCTGTGTCTCGCGCTGGAAGCCCTGAAATCGACCGCCGCGAAGGAAGGGGGAGAGGGCTGATGGACACCGCACGCATCATCAAGGCCGCTCAGGACATTGAGCGTTGCCAACGCGCCCTGACATGGCTCCGAGACAACGGGTCGGTTCTCACTGGCCGCAGCAAAGACGACGCCTCTGTCTCCGTTCACATCAACTTCGCCAGCGCGTTGCCCGGAGCGAAGGAGGCCTCAGAAGTTCTAAGCGCCTACGCGACACTTTCGCTTCCCGATCTTGTCGAGACGGCCATCAAGTCTTGCGAGAACACAATCGACATGTGCTCTGACGCCATTCGTGCGGAAGGGGTGTCAAAGTGACCGCCCCCTCTAACGCGAACACGTCGGGGCTTGGAGACGTGGGTCTGAGCGAAACGTATCGCTTCGCCTACGAGAGCATCCGAAACGGCGCGCCCGGCCTGTCTGACGCGACCTGTGCGGCAATCGCGAGGTCGATCAGCATGAAGGTGTCGCTGTCCAAAACCGACCGCGCCACCGCAGCCGAAGCCCGAGCGGATAGGCTGGCGAAGGCTTTGGAGGACATCTCCAGCGGTTATGCAAACTGCGACGACTTCCAAGACGCACAGGACATAGCCCGCGCCGCCCTACAGCAGGAGACACAGCCGTGAGCGCCTGGAACGGTATATACGACAGCGATGACGTGATCTGCCCGCGCTGTCAGGGCGGCGGGACGGTTGACTGCCATTGCGGCGGCGACCTGTGCGTCTGCGAAAACTATGGCGAGCGCGATTGCCCGATCTGCCACGGCGAGGGTGAAGTTTCAGAAGAACGCGAAGCCACATACTTCGAAAATCAGCGCGCGGCTTTCGAGGCAATGCGGCGCGTTTTCAAGGACACACCCCAATGACCCAGACCCCTACCGATGCGCTGCGCCTGGTGCCGGACGAGGAACAGATTTTCGCTTGGCTGAACCGAAAATACGTCCAGCGCGCAGAAGAGCGCCAGCGTTCTATGAACCTGCAATATATGGAGGCCGAGACGCACGATCTTTCGGCATCCCTTCATCGCTGGCTGCTAGCAGCCGCCCCCGCATCGCCGCTGCCAGGGGGCGGATTAGAGCCACTTTCAGACGATCCGGCCGTAGCGAGTATGTGCGACAGCAGTTATCGCGCCGGTGCCTTGGCAGGATGGAATGCTGCACATCATTCAGACCCTGAAGAAGGTGAGCGGATCATGTCTCGTATCCGAAGCGTCGAGCCAGGATCGCTTGCCCCGATTGTCGAAAGAAATCGCGCCAGACAACAGGTGCGAGAGTATGATTTCAAAGCCGAAGACGAATGGTTTGAGCCTTTGCCCGCCGCCCCGACAGGTGAACCGAAATGACCGACCATATCGGTGAGGCCACCCAAAAGGTCGCCCGCGCCTTCCTCGCCCGCAATGGGAAGGGGGAGGGATGAGCGCGCAACGAACCTCCGTAAGCAAGATGGTTCGGTCGCTCCAGAAGTGCGGGCTGACCGTTACGGGCGTCGAGGTGGCGCCCGATGGGACTGTGAAGGTCTTGACCCAAGCCGCCAATGAGAGCGCAGATGACGAACTGGAACAGGCGAGGGAGCGCAGGCGTGCGCGCAAGGCTGGTCGGACTGCACAAGGCCACGAAGCGGCTTAGCGATGGCCGTGTGGCCGTCTACGTCTACGCTTATCGCGGTGGCGGCATAGTTGCGCGCGCTGAAGGTCGGACATTGGACGCCGCCAACCGTGCCGTGGAGGCGGAGCTGGGCCGGCCGGAGACCCTTGACCGGATAGAGCGGGCGAGGAAGCCGGTGCGCCAAGCAGATAGCAAGGCTTACATCCGGGGCCTGATCGCAGCCTTCAAAATGTCGCCCGAGTGGGCCAAGCTGGGCGACACCAGCAAGGCCGAATATGCCCGATACCTGAAGGCCTTCTCCGACGAGTTCGGAGACTGGAAGGTCAGCCTGTTCGAACAACCCAAGGCGAAGGTCGAACTGCTGGACTGGCGCGACGAGTGGGCCGATCGACCTCGCGCCGCGGACTATGCGCTCCAGACGGTTGGGCGCCTGTTCAAATGGGCCAGGGGCCGCGGGCTAACCGAGGCTCGGCCGACCGAAGACGTGGAGCGTCTGCATAGCGCCAACAGATCCGATCTGATCTGGACCGACGATGATCTGCAAGCGGTCCTAGGCAGCGCCGGCGCCGAAGTGGGCTTGGTGATCCGTCTTGCGGCAGAGACCGGCCTACGAATGGGCGACCTGCTGAACCTGCCGTGGGGCGCGATAGGCGAACACGGCATCGTCTGGCGCACCAGTAAGCGGGATCGCCAGGTCGTTGTGCCCCTGACCGAGGAGGCGAAGCGCATCCTGGAGGCCGCGCCCCGCAAGCATCTCGTCATCCTGACGAACAGCCTGGGGAAGCCATGGACGACGGACGGTTTCAAGACGATGTTCCGGCGCGCCAAGACCGACGCGGGAATCACCGGGCTGCGTTTCCACGACCTGAGAGGGACGGCCGCCACCCGGCTATTCCTCGCCGGCTCCCCTAAGCGCGACATCGCCACGATCATGGGTTGGTCGGAGGCTGCTGTTGACGCCCTTCTCACAAAATATGTGTCCGGTGACGCTGTCGCCCTTGACCTCCTATCCCGAATGAACCAGAAACGCGCCGCGCAAACCGATGACAAACCGGTTTCGCAAGGAGGCAGCTAAGTAGTTGTTTCTAAAGTGTGCGTCCTTAGCTCAGTTGGTTAGAGCATCTGACTTTTAATCAGAGGGTCCTCGGTTCGAGCCCGAGAGGACGTACCAATTTAAAGGGGAACTATATACTTCACTCCCCGACATCCTTTTTCGCCTTCCGTTCCTCGCGTTCGATCTTCTTTTGAACCTTCATCGCCGCCTCGCCTTTGCCTTTGGGGCGATAGGCCAGAACGTGCGTTGTGAAGGCGTCGAGGGCTTTCAAAATCTCGGTCATGCGATGAGGGCCTTGTAGGTGAGACGGGGGCCGATAGCGGCCATGAGAAGGCTGGTGATCCGGTCGAGCGTGTGGTGCTTCACGTCGCCGTCGTTGAGACGGAAAGTGAACTCGCTGACGTAGCGGTCCAGATGCTTGGGGCTGGCGTGGTGATAGACGCCGTGAAGGCCGCGCTTCATCACAGCCCAGACGCTTTCAATGCTGTTCGTGGTCACGCCGTCGCGGACGTATTCTCCCTGCCCGTGGGCGACCGTCTCGTGGGTGTAGAAAAGCCCGCCGATGCCGCGATAACCGCCGTGTTCGTCGGTATGAAGGGTTGAGCCTGTCTCAACGTGGCCGTGGATGGCGCGGTGAAGGGTATTAGCGGACGTGTCGTGGATGACGGCGGCTTTGGTCCTGCCGCCCTTCTCGCGCATCCCCAGAACAGCCGTTTTGCCGACCGCGCCGCGACCGGCGTTCAGCTTCTTGCCCTTGTGTTTGTTGGCTTCCTTGCCGCCGATGAATGCCTCGTCGATCTCGACGAATCCAGACAGGACGGTCGGGTCATTACCGCAAGCCTCGCGGAGCCGTTGGAGCATGAACCACGCCGATTTCTGGGTCACGCCGATCTGCGCGGCCAGTTGAAGACTGCTGATACCCTTGCGGGCCGTGACCAACAGATACATGGCGTAGAGCCACTTATGGAGAGGGATGTGCGACCGCTCGAAGATGGTCCCCGTCCGCACGGTGAAGTCGCTCTTACAGGCATTACAGCGATAGAAGCCGCCCTTGCGCGTCGTGATGCGCTTGGCCTCACTACAGGCGGGACAGACGGCCCCCTCGGGCCAACGCTTGCCTTCCATGTAAGCCCGCGCCGCTTCCGCGTCGGGGAACATCTCAAAAAGCTCGAAGGTCGAGATCGTGGATTTGGTCACTGACTTGTCTCTGTCGCTACGTCTTCGACGTCGATGTGGATCAGGCCCTTGGCCTCAAGTGTTCTCGCAGTCCGAAACTCAAGCGCACCTTGGAGCGGTTACTGACTTCAAAAGCTGGATCATCGCCAGCAGTTCTTTCTGGCGCGGTGTCAGCTTCACGACCGTCCCTCACCGACCAGTTCTTTCTCAATGTCGGCGACGGTGGCGTGACCCATATTCTCGCCAAGCTGAAAGGTGGATTTAGTCATGCCCAACGACCGTGAGACTTCGTGACACCGCAATGGACACACGCCGCTTCATCGACATGCGTAAACTGACCGCAGGAGCATTTCTCATATCCGTCGTGGCCCACGTTCAACGCGGCTTTCGCGATCTCAACAGTGTCAGATGGGCGACAAAAATCGACCGTTTCCTGTCGTCCGGTGTTGTAGGTGTGTTCGTATTCTCGGATGGGGGCTTCTGCGATCTCCAAGAGCGCAGTCCGCAGTCGAGAGTTTTCAGCGGCGTATGACAGCATGTCCCTAACTCCTTGTTCGTCGGGGCCATTCCCCGTTCACAAGTAGATATATACCCTCACTTGGCGAGGGAGTCAAATATATAGTTCCCATTTAAAGCCCGCTTCGGCGGGCTTTTTGCTGTCTGACGCGCAGAACAGAAGCGAACATTTGTGACTTGGCCGAAGTCACACGTGTGACTTCGCGCCCGACGTTCCCCTTGCGTTCATGGTCGCCCTGGCGCACACCGCGCGCCGGTCGGTGGCGCGGCCGAGGCGAGGACATGAACAGGGACAACTGGACGCCGGAGCGTCTGACGCCGCGCGACGTGGTGGTGGATCGACAGATCGTCATCAGCGCCAGTTGCTCGGGTTGTCGCTATATCGTGGAGATGAACGTCTGGCGGATCGGCGCGCGGATGGCCGACGATCCATTTCAGATCATGCGCTTTCGCTGTCGGCGCTGCGGCGCCTACGCCACGTCGATCGAGGTCAGCCGGCGAAACAACAGCAGCGGTGAAAAACTGCTGACCATTGCGCTCAAGCCCCGGTTCTGGGACGAAGGGCACGACGAAAAGCAGCGCACCGCCTTGGCCCGGCTCAACCGGCCGGACATGCCTCGCCGGTATGGAACTGGATCAGGCGGCTGAGCTGGTCGAACAGGTCGCCCCGGCTCTTGGCCAGGCGGCGGATGCCGGCGCGCCAGTCGGCCGGGATCGAGGCGCCGCCTTCTGTAGGCAGGCCCGGCACGGCGGCGGGACAGCGCAGCAGCTCGGCCGGCGGCGTCTCGCGCACCGTGCGCACCACGACCTCGGGCGGCGGCGCGACGGCGGGCGGCTTAGCGCAGGCCTGCAAGGTCGTTGACAGCAGCAGCCCAGTCGCCGCCAACACGATCATCTTTGACTGCCGCATCGGCCGCCTCCATTCGGGTGAGGGCGTCGGTCGCCCGTTTGGCATAGACGGCCGCCAGGGCCGCATCCGCCGCTTGTTTGCCTTCGCGGCGTTCCAGGTCGGCCAGCATGGCGTCCAGGGATCCGCTGCGGACCTGATCGCGGAAGCTGACCAGGGCGGCGACGCGGCCGTTGCACCGCTTGCCCCAGTCCTTTTGCTTCGAGCCTTCCGGCTGGAACGGCTCGCCGGCCGTGGCGCAGATCTCGCGCGCCTGCGTCAGCAGCAGGTCGCGATCATCCTTGGCCTGTTCCATCCAGTAGTAGGCCGCCGCGAAGCCGATCATCAGGATCAGCAGTGTCAGGAACTTGCGCTGGGCTTTTGCCCATTCCCGAAAACCGGCCAGGAAGAACCAGGCCGCGATCCCCGCCACCGGCACGGCGAAGATCGCGAGCGACTTCAGGCCCGCGACGAGAGCGAAGATCGAGGCCAGCATGATCAGGCCGCCTCAGCCGACAGACGCTCACGCAGCGCATAGCCTTCAAGAGGCCAGAGCTGTTTGATGGCGTCCTCATAGGCGAAAGTCCGCCCCTTCTCCGCGTCGAAGTTCTCGGGCGAAGCCGGAGCGGATTTGCCGATCACGGTGAAGCCGTTCTCCATCACCAGGATGCAGATCGTCAGGAGCTTCAGCGGATCGCCGTCGTAGCTGACGGTGTCTTCGGCCGTCGTCACGCCCTGATCGGCGGTGAAGAAGTGCTGTCGCTGGATCTTGCCCTCCATATCCGCGAGCGAGACGCGGGAATGGGTGGCTTTGGATGCGCTGTAGGCTTCCGTCGCCTGAAGGGCTGGCGATGCGGTCGCACCCAGGCCAGCGACAGCCAACGTCGCCGCCATCATTTCTGGCGCAGCTGCGGCGTGAGCGGCTGCGGCGATCATGGGGGCGGCCTCGGCGGCCGAAAACGAACAAGCTGCAAGCGCGGCTCCGGCGAAACACAGGCCGATGATGGCAATGATCTTTCGGGTCATGGTCATTCCTCAAATGCCGGGAGAGCGCCCGGCTCGCATCCCGCCATTCGGCGGCGATCTGCTAGCCGATCCCCGGCGAATACTTCGTCTTCCCGCCCACCTTGCGCGCGGTCAGCAGCTGCCTGCGCTTGCCGGGACCGAAGCCGACATGCACCCACTGATCGAACTCTTCGATGATCTGGTCGAAGTCCTTCAGGTTCTTGGCTAGGAAGGCGGCGACCTGGGCGGGCGTGCCGAACGACGGGCAGATGAAGTCCACGGCATGGCCGGTGCGGTGCGCGCTGGTCGGCGATCCGCCCACGGCCTTGTTGACCTCGGGGCTGCGATAGCCGGACAGGACGCTGATCGGCCGGTCGCCCAGCAAGGTCCGCACATGCTCCATGCGGTCGGCCGTCAGGAACAGCTGATCGACGATGTGCGGCGGCGCGATATTGGCGATGCCCTTGCGGGCCGCCGTGGCGGAATGGGTCATCTCGGCGAGCGAGAAATGCGCCGACAGGCGCTGGGAGGGATTGGTCAAGGCTCAACTCCTTCGCAGCCCTGGTCGAGGGCATAGACAGCGGCATCGTCGAGGGCGCGGTGGATGAAGGTCGTTCCGTTCTCGCTCTCGCGGTTCAGCGCGGAGACAAGCTCCCGCGCGTAAGTCGGCAGGTCAGAGACCCGATAGGCGCCATAGCCGCGCTGATCCCACACGACGGTGCTGGATGCTTCCAATGTGGCCAGCGGCACGCGGATGACGATTTCCTCGCCTTCGATCTTGGCAAGCTCCATCAGCCTTCTCCTTCAGTGTTCGGGGGAACCGGCGCGGCGCCGCGACGCGGAACCCAGCTGCCGAGATTGGTGAAGAACAGTTTCAGCCCGCCGGACGCGCCGGCGATGAAGGCCTCGCGCAGGGGCTTGTAGGCCTTGAAAGCAAGCGTCCCGACGACGAAGCCGACGGCGTTGATCAGGGGCAGGGGCCAGTGGAACACATGGCCGGCGGCCGGGACCAGGAAGGCGGCGAAGGTGACGCCCACGGTCCATTGCGCCAGGCGGTCGCGCCAGCCCAGGCCGGGCTCCCACATTTGACCGATGGCCGCGCCCACGGCGCCCGGCACGAACGGCTCCAGCCAGTGACGCAGACCGTCCAGGATTTCGAGAAGGGCCGGTTTCCAGTGCATCAGCCCACGCTCACGACGATTTCGGGACGCCCGTCAGCCAGGACGCGGCGAACGCGACCCAGCCGGATCAGGCTTTGCTCAGGCGTCAGGTCCGCCGCATTGACGGCCTGGGCGGTGATGCCGCCGCCGGGCGCTTCGACGGGGACCAGATACTGCCCCACGGTCGCGCCCTGGATGTTGACCGGAACCTTGCCCGCATAGGCGATGCGGTCGAACGGCGCACGCGCCTCGTCCATCACGGCGGACCATCCGGCATAGGCGGCCTGCCAGGCGGGCAGGGTCTCGGTTTCGAACACGGCCTGGGCGGCAGCGACGGCCTCGGCATGGGCCGCCTCGTCTTCAAGACGGATCGCGACGGCCGCCGCCCATTCGGCTTCCAGCCGTGCGGCTTCCTCGGCGATGTCGGCCTCGATCGCAATCAGGGTCGCCCGCGCCGCAGCCCATTCCGGGTCGGCGCTCAGCATCGCCTCGACCTCGGCGGGGGTCGCCGCCGGATCCACGAACGGGACCAGGGCGGCGGTGCGCTCCATCAGCGCCACCTTGGCCTCCAGGCGCTCCTTGGAAACGCGCGGCTGGGGCGGCGTCTTGCCGGGATCCGGCGCGCCGGCATAGGCGGGCGGCGTGAAGATCGGACGCTCGGGCGCGGAGGGCAGACCGTCAAACACTTCGTCGCCGCCGCACAGGGCCGGACGCGTGGACTTGATCTGGAAGCTGATCGCCTGGTCCCAGCGGTCGGTCAGGCGGCCTTCGGCGTCGAAGCCAACCACGTCGCCCTTGATCACGTCGCGGCCGGACGCCAGCAGATCGGCGGACTTGCGTTCATATTCCGCATAGTCCGCGCCCGAGGCGTTGACGGTGCCGCCCGCATTGATGGCCCGCCCGGTCACGCTGTCGGCGCGGACGCGCAGGCCGGTGTTGGCCGCGTTCCCGGCCGCGCCCCGCCCGGTATAGATCTCGACGCCCGAATAGTTGTCGGCCGATGCGAACCGGCCGACCATCACGCCGTCCAGGCTGAAGTCGGCTGTGACGTTCAGCTTCGCCGCCCCCAACACCGCCGCCGCGCCGATGGCGACGCCGGCCGTCGAAACCTCCATGGCGCTGGTGTTGTCGGCCTTGTCGCGCACCAGCAGGGCGGCGTCCGCGAGGACGAAGCGCCAGCGGCCCGCGCCATCGACATAGGATCGGGCGCGGTCCACGCCTGGCCCCTGCCAGGCCGCACCCTTCTGTCGGCCATTGCCGAACAGGACCGCCGCCGTGGTGAAGGTGCCGACCGTCAAGTTCAGCGCCGTGTCCGCGACCTCGTAATCACCGTTGAACGACAGACCCGCGCCGTTGGCGTTGGTCCCGCCCAGCTTGATGACATTGCCCCAGCTGCCGCCATGGGCGCCGAACTGGATGCCGGCCCCGGCGATGTTCCAGTTGAAGACGTTGAAATAGGCCCCCGCGCAACCTGCGCCGGGCGTGGTTCCGGGCGTGCCCTGCACATCCCCTTCTAAGCCCACCAGCTTGCAGCCATTGGCGCCAGGCTTGTTCGAGGCGATGAAGTTCGCCCCGAAACCGACATCGCCCGACTGGCGCGCGTTGACGATCCCCATCACGGCGACGCCGTCGGTGTTGGACCCCGCGCCGTCCATGTTGACGACCGACAGGAAGCCCGGTTGCGGAACCTCGACCGGGCTGCTGGCCTCGGGACCGAATGTGCGCTCCAGCACCAGGCCGCCGCGCACCTTGCCCCCGCCCACTGGCCGGCCTCAAAGGTCGGATCATAGACGCCGGACGACCGGACGAAGTCGGCGGACATCCTCAGGCCCGGCACGACCGCCTGTGGCCCGGGCGCCAGATCGACGATCTCAAGATTGTCCTTGAAGACCGCCGGATCGTCGGCGTTGTCGCCGAGCCGGTTCAGCTTGTTCAGCCCATCGAAGTCGTCGGGCCGGGTCCGCGCCACCGGCCGGCCATCGGCCCCGATGGTGATGAACCGCTCGCCGTCCCCCGGTGCCCAGGCCACTTCGCCGCCGGCGCCCGGCGCCAGCAACAGCGCGCGGTCCAGGTCGTCGCGATCCTCTTCAGCAATCCGCATCTGCTTGTCGAGCGCACGCTCGGTCGCCCGCGGCTTGTGACCCTCCGTGTCAGGAAGGGCGACGGCCTGACGCCGGGGCGTGCGGCGGCGAAGGATCAGACGGGTTCCTGCGGACCACCCGCCGATCGGCGTCAGCGACGGCGACAAAGACACGCTTCCGCCGGAGACGAGCGGGTCTGCGGCCGTCACCGTATAATCGGCTCCGGCGGTCAGAGGTGCGCCGGCCGCGCCATTGACCTCGATCCACACACGAATATCGCCCGCATCGGCGTATCGCCAGCCGGTCGCGAACGGACCGACAGCCGACCCTGTCAGGGCATAGGACGTGATCGAGGGCGATGGGGTCGTCGTCATGGCGCCCACTCTGCCGACGCCACGACAGGGGGCGGACGAACCGCCGGGCCATCAGGCTCCGATGGCTTCCGACGGGCTGATGATGAACCCGGCGCCGGTCTGTTCCTCGACCCGGTTTTCATAGCGTTCGACGCTGCCGGGGCTGATGGCCTCCTGGATCCGGTAGAGCAGCAGATAGTCCAGCGCCGTTCGCGCGTAGAACAGGTTCAGGAACGGCGTGTTGTCCTTAGCGAACCGGAAGCCCGCCGCCGGCACGTCTTCCAGCCGCTCGGGATCGCCGCTGATCAGGTCGGCCATGATGCCGCGCAGCTTCTCGGCCTCGCCGACGGCGGGACCAGCGAAGGCAGACAGGGTCGCGGGCATGCCGTTGCGGCTGGCCTCGCCGAAGAAGAAGTCGCCATACAGGCCCAGCCCGCCGCCTTGCAGCAGCGACGCCAGAAACAGCTTGCCGCCCTGGAACTCGCCGTCGTCGTCCGTCATCGGCCGCAGCTCGCGGCCCTTGGCGACCTGTTTGGCCTGAAGCGACAGATAGCCCAGCGCCGTGCTGGCCAGGATCAGGTGGGCGAGGAGGGCGACTGGGGCTTGTCCGGCGTACCCCTTTGCGGCCGGGGCGACGTGACGGCCCATGATCGCGGCCGAAAAGCTCCAGAACTGGGTGAAGCTGCGCACGGCCTCGCCCCACACGGTGCCGGGCTTGATCCCGCGCGTCATCGCCACCCGCTCGCGCGCCCGCGCCTCGGTCATGGCGTCGTCCAGAACCCCGCCGACCATGGCCTGCACCCGCACGCGCAAGTCCTCGCGCAGCCGCCGCGCCGCTTCTGGCGTCGCCGCCTCGCCGGACAGGCCCGCCCGCTTGAACAGGTCGCGGTCCGACACCCCGTCCAGCGCTTCGAAGGTGAAATAGCGGCGATCTTCCGGGTCGGCCGTGTCCGCCGCGTCCAGCGCCGCCTCCCGACGCGACCGCATCCCGGCGAACCCCTCAGCCGCCTGTTCCGGTTCGATCAGCCCCTTGCGCACCAGCTCCCAGTCATCGGCCTCGATGCCGTAGCGTTCCAGCGTTTCGCGCGTCCCGGCGTTCAGCGCGCCCCAGGCGTTCCGAGCCTCGGCCCCCAGATGCGCCGAATACATTTCCGCCACGCCGCGCCGCAGCCCGTCCTGCCAGAACTCGAACAGGTTGATGCGATAGAAGAACCGCTGCGCCTGCGCCGCCATCCCCAGCGGCCCGTCCGCCGCATGGAAACGCCCTGTCAGGTGCGCCGCCGCCGACCGCGCGCCTACGTCCAGCAGGTCCGCCGCCGCCTTGCCTTCCGCGCCCTGCATCCGCGTCACGCCCTGGAGCGCGCCGTTATAGCCGTCCAGCCAGGTCGCGCCCGCGCGCTTCATCGCCGTGGCCGCCAGCGATGTGTCCGACAGGCCCGACAGCACCATGCCGCCCAGCTTGGCCAGCGACTGCTGCAACCGGATCGACCGGCCGATCATGGCCAGGCGAAGACTGTCCGGCTGGTTGCCCGCGCCGGTCAGCTCGTCGAACTCGGCGCGGCGCTGCGCCCGCATCAGGCGATTGGCCGCGCCCGCATCGCCGCGCGCCCGCGCCTCGGCGTGCAGCTTGCCCACGGTGTTTTCGAACATCGCTTCCGGCGCCGGACCCCAGCGGTTCATCAGGGCCGTGTTGCGCGCCGCCCGTTCCAGCTCGCCCATGGCGTTGGCCAGCAGCGAGCCGCGCCCGAACCGCAGCGCATAGTCGTGCGCGTCGTCCGGCGTCTTGTAGTGCAGCACCCGGTGCTTCGACACGCTGCGCGCCTTGGACGCGGGCGGGCGAAAATCGCCGATGTCGTCCAGTCCGCCCAGAACCTCGGACTTGCCGGACACGATGTCGAACCAGACGCGATACAGAAACACCTCGCGCACATCGGCCGCGTCGTCGATCGCGCCGGCGCGGTGCAACGCCTTGGCGTCGTCCAGCCAACCGTCCTCGACATCGCGCGCCTCGATCCCGGCGAACGTCTCGTCCGCCAGTTTCGGCCGGATGAAGTCGCGCCATTCACGAAACGCCCGGCGGCTGGCCTTCAGGCTGGCGCCCTTCATGTCCTTGATGGCGCCCAGCCCGCCCGCCTGGAACTCGCGCCAGAAACCGCCGGACACGCGCAGCCGATCATGGCTCTGCCGCCCGGAATAGCCGTCCAGCCGCCCGATCCACGCCCCCACATCGTTCTGCATCAGCCGGCCCTTTTCGCTCAGGGCGTTCAGCATCTCCGCGACCTTCAGGGCGTCCGGGTCGCCGGTCGGTGCGATGTCCGCCCCGTTCAGCCGCGACCGCTCGCGCCGGATCGCCCGTTCGAACCCTTCGTCGACGGCGAACCCAGACAGCTTGTCCATCAGGCCTGCGTCGCGCAGCTGGCGCTCGGCCTCGCCCCACAGCGCAACAGTTCGCGCCCGCGCCTCGGCGTCCACGCTGAACGATCCGCCCAGGCCCTGTTTTTCCGACCCGACGTTATAGGCCTTCAGCCGATCCGCCTCGTCCCCGATCGCCGTCATCCCCGCCAGCTGGGCGTCAATCTTCTGGCTGGCGCGCTGCGACGCGACGCGCAGCCGCTGCTCGCTCAGGCGCGCGAACAGCTCCTCCTTCGTCAACTCGGCCGCCGCTTCCTGGATCGCCGCCTTATCGAACGCCTCGCCCTTGCGCTGCGCCTTCTTCAGCATCCGGTTCAGGATGTCGTCGATCTGCTCGTCGCTGAAGGCGTCCCCCGTCGCCATGCGGACGGGCTGGTGACAAACGCGGCTCATGCTGCCCTCACGCTGGTTTCGGGCAGGCCAAGGACAACTGCGCAGACTGTCCGCAGGCTTTGGAGGCCCTGATGGTCCCGCCAACACAGGTCATAGACGGCGTCGAGGCTGCACCGACCATCGACGCTGAAATGAAAGATCACAGCCCTACGTTCGGCAGCCGTCAGCGGACGCGGCCCGCTCGCCTGGTCATGGATTTCGGCGACCGCGCCAAACTTATCGAGCGCCGAGACGGGAAAGAGAGCCCAGCGGTCACGACGCCTGTCCACGCACACAGCAACGAAACCATCCTCGACGGACTTTTTGCATGTCGGGTAGCTGCAGAGGCGGTCTCTTATCAGCCGCGTTTCGGCATGGGTTCGGGTCATGGCGCCCTCTCGACGGTCAGTCTGAAATCGGCGGCGATCAGGGCGCCGCAGTCGCATTCGAAGCCGGGCTGCTCGCCCAGGCGCCAGACCCCGGCTGGGTCTTCGCGGAAGTCCAGGTCACGCGTCAGCATGTGCGTCACGTCGCAGGCCGGGCAATCGAACTGCACCTGGTCCGGCATGACCATGACGCAGGCGAGGACAGGGCGGGCGAGGGCGCTTTTCGGGGCGGTCTTCATCCGTTAACGAATGCGCGGTCATGCGACAAATTCGGACGCAAGACACACGGCCGCCGCGCGTATGGCCTCCGCGATGGTGGATGGATCGGCGGCCCCTGTGGATGGTTCGACGGCCACGCCCGCCTCGGCCGCCAACGCCTCGGTGTCCGCCATCAGGGCCTTCAACTCGGGATCGGCGTCGATCAGGGCCGCCAGACGGGCCGCTGGTGTCAGCCGCGCGGACTGGCCTTCATTTTGACCGCCAGTTCCGCCAGCGCCTCGCTGGCCCTCTGGCTGCTGTCGTGCTCCTCCCGGTCGCTGGCCGTCAGGCTCAGCCGGTCGAAGGTCGAGGCCAGCAGGCTCAGCCGCCGCCCCCGATAGCTCTCTTGTGGACCAGAGGGGTTCATCGCCCCCGGCGTAGGCGAGGCCGGTTCGCCCTTCGCCTTCGGCCCCGGCGTATTTCTGGATGAGGGTGTCGAGGAAGGCCTTGCCATCGGGGGTCGCTCCAAACAGATCGGGTCCGGCCGGCGTCTCGGCCGCGCCGCGCGCATAGGTTCTCAGCGCATCGGCGATCCGTTCGCTCCCGCGCGGTTTCGTCAGGGCCTCGTCCCGGTACATCAGCCGGATCAGGGCTTCGGTCTCGGGCGTGATCGCCTCGCCGCCGAACAGACCCATCTGGCCCAGCCGCATGTCCAGCAGCTCGCCCATGCTCATTCGCCCTGCGCGCGCCTCGCGCATCAGGGCCACGGCGCTGGTCAGGGCGGGCGTCAGATCCATTTCCGCCGGGGCCTCGGCCCGCATCTTGGCCCAGGCCGGGGCGGCGTCCGCTAGCGCCTGGCCCACGCCGCGCATCCCGGCGTCCGTGGTTTCGAACAGGGCCGCCGTCAGGGCGTCGTCGCCATAGGCCGCCTGCACCAGGGCCGCCTGCACCCGCGAACGTCCCGCCGTGCTGATCACCCCCCGCGCATCCGTCAGGGCGTTGGCGTCGCCCGGCGCGACCCGCTGGACGAACCCGCGCAGGAATGGCCGGTTGGCGGCGGCGAACACGTCGTCCCCCTCGATCAGGCCGATCAGGTCCGCATCCACACGCCGCGCATCGCCGCGCGCCTGTTCGGCGGGCGAGAACGCCTCGGTCGGGGCCTCATTCAGCGACCGCGCCAGCTCGGCCCGGTCCGCGCCCGTCATCGGCTCCGACCGCATCCGCACCAGGACCGGCCGGTCGAAGCCCGACACGTCGATGCCCTGCCGGTCCAGTTCGGCGGTGTATCGCCCCCACGCCTCGGTCCCCGTCTGCGCGCTCCGGCGCAGGGCGATAGTCCGGCCGTTGCCGCTCTCGACCACGCCGTCCGGGCTGACGATGGGCGCGCCGCCTGACGCCGCCTTGTCCCGCATCAGCAGCGACGGGTTCAGATCGCGTTCCAGTTCGAAGTTCGCCGCCTGCGACCCCGCCCGCGTCCGGTCGCGCGGCTGCAGCTGGCCGGGATAGTCGGGTACGGGGAACAGATCGTCGTCATGGCTGGTCTTCAGGTCGCGCAGCTCGACCACGGCGAACCGCACCTGCACCTCGGCGCCACGTCGCGTCACGGCCGTGTCGGCCTCCAGCCAGCGCCCGTTGATCGACGGCACGGCGGACGCCTCGTCCAGCAGGCTCAGGCCGTCGCGTGCGACCAGCGCCCCCAGCGACACCGGCGCGTCGTCGGCCATCGCCTCGATCGCCTCGGCGAAGGCGCCCACCCGCTCGTTCTCCGTCAAGCCCTCTAGCGCGCGGGGAGGGCGACGGGGCGTCATGGCCTCAAGCGAAGGCCCGCCGCCGAACTTCTGGCGCCAAATGCCGGCGAAATCGCCGGCTGACATGCCGATCCGGCCGCCATTGTCGACGATGGCTTTGCGCGCCAGCATCGCACCCTTGCCGGGATTGCCGCGTTCCAGCACAGGCGTAAGTACCGCCACGGCATCGCCGTCAGGATTGCCCAGCAGCGCCCGCGCGCCGCCTTGGCCCTGCTGGTGCGCGAGATAGACCTGCCAGGGTTCGGGGTCGCGCCCTAAGGCAGACCGCAAGCCATCGCGTTCGCGGGCGATGTTCTCGACGCCCAGCTGAACCTGACGGTTGATGTCGTTGCGATCACCACCCCCCAGCCCGCGCCAGGTGCCGTCGGTGATCTGGAACACGCCGTGCGCACTGGACAGTCGCCGGCCGTCACGGATCGGCCGAGCGCTGGCGCTGCCCGTGATGTTTTCCAGTTGTCGGATGCGCACCGCCAGCGCCGGATCAACCCCGCGCGCCTGCGCCACCCTGACAATCTGATCGTCGATCGGGACACGGCGACCGGCCGGGATGCCGCTTGGCCGCACCGCAGCGCCGACGCCCCCGCCCACGGTCGCCCCCAGCCCTGCCCCAAACAAGACATTGCGGATGCCGTCGTTGGTGAAGCTGTAGTCTTCGCCGGTCCCCAGCCGTGCGGACGCGTTGATCGCCTCGGCCGCAACGCCGCCCGTGATGCCGTCGATGGTGCCGACCAGGGCGCCGCGACCGACATTCCCCAGTCGCGTCGCCGCTGGCGCCACCCGCAGCGCGCGAAGGGCGGACGCGCCGCCGCCGATGAACCAGGTCGGCAACATCACCGGATCGGTCGCCGCCCCTGCGATGCTGGCTCCGATGGTCTCGGCCGCGCTCAGATCGGCGCGGGACGCCGTCTCCTCGCGGTAGCGCCGCAGCTCGGCCTGGCGATGCATTTCCGCCGCCCGCGCCGCGTTCACCGGCTGGTCGAACTTCAGATAACCTTCGACGCCATAGGTTTCGTTCGCGGCCTCGGGCGCGAGCTCGTTCCGGTAACTCTCGCCGAAAACGCGCGCCCGCTGATCGTCACGCGCACGGCGATCATCGCTGGTGATGAAGCCTAGAAGCCTGTCCGTGACTTGGCTCTCCTCGAACAGCGCCCGCATCCCGGCGCGGGTCGAGACCGGCCCGGTTTCAACCAGGGCGGTCAGGGCGTCATCGGACGCGGGTTGGACGGCCTGCCTGTAGGGATCGCTCATGACACGACGATGCGCCCGCCAAATGGGGGGCGGACGAACCGGCGGACTCAAGCAGGCCGAAGGCCGATAGCCGTCCGGTCGTGTCTCAAGCAGGCCGAAGGCCGATAGCCACGAAAAGAGCGATCAGCGTTGGCGCTCGACCCGTTCCAACTGCGACCAGGTGCGCTGCACGTTCCGACCCGCCGCATCGCGCACCGGAACCCAACTTGCGCCGTCCGCGCCGGGTGTCACGAGCTGGATCCCGCTGTTGTCCGGCAGGTTGCGCCACTGGCCCGCGTTGCGAACGATGTCCGCGTAGTTCCGCCGCGCCTGCTCGGGCGTGTATCGGGTCGAGGGCGGGGCATACAGGCCCGCCCCATCGTTGCGGATCAGATTGGCGACCAACAGCCCGGCGTTGCCCCGGAACCGGCGCGGATCGTCGCCGGCCGACGCCGGGACGCCCCAGGTGCCATAGAAGGTCCAGCCGTCCGTCATCGGCCCCGTCGCCGTCCGCACGGCGTCCCTGACGCTGGCGCCGCCCTTCACCGCGCCATAGGCGCTGATCTTGGCCGCTTCCAGCGCCGCCGTCGCCCCCTCGGGCGTCGTCAGGGCCTGGACGAAGGGTTGCAGGGCGCGGCCCAGCTCGGCGTCCAGCCGTTCCCGGTCGGTCTTTTCCGGCACCAGGTCGTTCAGCTTCTGCCCGCGCGCGGCGGCATAGGCCTGCATCCGGGCAGGGGACGCGGCATAGAAGCTTAAGGCGCCCAGGTCCGCAGGCTTCAGGCCCGCCAGCGTCAGCTCACGCATCAGGCGCGGCCGATGCTCGGCCCCGAACATCTGCACCCGCGCCGCCAGCGACGACAGGCCCGCCTGCGACTGGCCGTTCGCGTCCACAGAAGCAATCCACGCCTCGGCCTGCCCCCGGCTGAGAATGCGGCGCCCAGCTTCCGGCACGCCGCCGAACTCCTGCGCCACCAGCTGCGCCCGCGCATAGGCCCGCGCCGTTTCTGGCGTGGGGGCGTCGCCATAGGCGCGCATTCGTCGCTGCACCTCGGCGGCGATATTGTCGCCCGGTCCGAACGACGTCGACGACCAGGCGGCCGGATCGGCGCGCGCGGCCCGGTCCTGCTGGATCAGTTCACGCGCGAGCTCCAGCGTCCTGGCGCCCTCGGCGTTTCCCGCCGCCGCTGTCAGTCGCTCAAGCTCCGCATCCGCCTGTTGCGGCGTCAGGGTGCGCAGCCGCGTAATCAGCGGCCGCACATTCAGCGCCGCCGCCTGATCCAGCCGGACCTTCGTCGCCAGAGGCTCGCCCCCGATCAGCCGCGCCTCATTGACCAGCGCCGCATTGGCGGGCTTGCCTGACAGGATGTTGCGTAGATCGGCGGCGATGCCCGCTTCCAGATCGGCGCTGCGCTGCGCATCTTGGACGACGCCATTGGCCTTGGCGCTCTCGACCCCGGCGCGCAGGCGCTCGACGGTGCGAGCGTCCAGCCGATCATATCGTCCGGCCTTCAGCTCGGCGTCCACGGCGTCGAACTCGCCGCGCTGGATGCGGGCTTCCAGCGCCGACGACTGTGCCGCCTGCCACGTCTCGTCCTTCAGCTTGGTCCGCAGGGCCGCCGGGGCGGCGTCCAGGATCGGCTGGATCTCGGCGTCGAACCGCGACATCAGCGACGGGTCGCGCGCGGCCCTGTTGACGAAGCCGTTCAAGCCCTCGCCGACCGTCGTAAGGGTCCGCGCATCACGGCTCTCGTCCTCAGCCGCCATCGACCGCGCGAACAGGCTGGCTTCCTGCGACAGCAGCATGGGGCGAAGACGGGCGGCGATGGGCTCAGGCAGGTCCGCCAGCGCCTTCTCGCCCAGCTCGCGCCAGGATGTACGAGTCGCGTCGGCGATGGGCGTCAGCCCGTCCCAGTTCTGTCGTCGCTCGTCGTCGGCGGCATCGAACGCCGCCTGCACGCCCATCAGGGCGCGCACGGCGTCCGCCTGTTCCGACGCGTCCCGGTCTGCGGCCGAACGCCGGCCGCGCGTCTCCGCCTCGTTGACGATGGCCTGGGCGGCCGTCCGGGTTCGAAGGTCGCGCAGCTGGCGGCCGACCGCCAGCCGCACCCCGTCCGGCATGTCCGCCTTGTCCAGGACGGTGAAATGATCGTCGAACGCCTTGATCTCGGCCTCGGCGAACCCCGGCACCCGGCCGTCGTATCCGAACGCGCGCTCGCTCGCGGCCGGGACGTAGGATTGGCGGGCCTCCTCGATCACACGGCCGGCGACCTCTTCATCCGCCTTGCGGCGGCTTTCGTCCACCCGCTCGATCTGGCGCGCCGCGCCCTGAAGCGCGTTCTCCAGGCTGCTGAAATCCAGCGCCTGGCCCGAGGACATCCGCCCTTGCGGGGCCTGCATGTCCAGCGCTTGCGGCAGTTTCGCCATGTCAGAACCCTCCCAGCATGGCGGCGAACTTCGACACGGCCTCGCCATTGCCGCGACGGGCGTTCGCGTCCGCCCCCATCTGTCCCAGGACGGTCGATCCGGCCTCGATGAAGCCGCTGACCAGATCCAGGCTGCCCTGCCGCTTCGCCGTCGTGGCGTCATTCAGCAGGGCGACGCTTTCCGTCAGTCCGTCGCGCACCGTCTGGCGCGCCCGATAGACGCCCTGCCGCGCCAGATCGTCGATCACGGCCAGGGCTGATCCCTGAAGACCGCCGCCGCCCGACGCCGCCGCCAAGGTCGCCGCCCGCGCGCCGACCCGGTCGCTGTCTTCCAACGCCAGGGACGCGCGGATGCCCGCTTCCTGTCGCGCATTCTTGGCCGCATTGGTCAGGGCGCGCGCCTTCGCCCGATTGGCGTTGCGCTTGGCGAACCCGCCCATCACGGAGCCAACCGCGCTCAATCCGGCCGCCAGCATCGACATCAGAACACCCCTGCAAACAGATAATAGTCCGCGCCATCCGGCCCCCAGGACCGCATGACGCCCTCGCGCTTCAGGCCAAGGGCCTCGGCGAACCCGCACGCCTTCAGCGACAGCCCCCAGTCCGCGGCGACGGCCGGCGCCCGCACCGCCAGCTCGACCCGCCGCGCGCCGACCTCGGTCCGCATCATGCGGAACGCCCGCGCCACCAGCGCCCAGCCGCGCGGGCTCAGGTCGCTGGCGTAAAGCCAGCCGCTCCATCGCCCATGCCCCAGCGGCTCTATCCCGCCGCACGCGATCGGTCGATCCCAGCGGCGCGGCCCGGCCTTCAGCGTCCAGCACAGGCCGCCGGGTCGATCCGGCCCCATCAATGGATCGCCCGCCGCCTTCTGCTCGGCCGCGAAATCGGCCCGCGCGGCGATGCGCGGCGGATCGGAGGGCGAGAAGGGGGCGAGGGTCAGCCCGCATCGGGTTGTGACCTGTCCGTCAGTCCACATCGCCGACCGCCCGAATGGAGTGGATGACCATGTCCCAGCCATGGTCCGTCTCCAGAAAGAACCGCCTTTCGTAACCCGCGCCGCCCAGCAGCGCCGGTCGCCACGTCTGGCGCCGTGACACCGGCCCCGCCACGTCGCCCGGCTCGCGGCTCAACAGCCGATCCGTCTGGCTGTCGCCTTCGGCTCCGACCGTGCCCGCATAGGCGACGGCCGCTTCCAGAACGATGGCGGCATGGGTGTAACGCACCTTGCGCCCTGCACCGGAGCCCGGTCCGGCCATTTCGGGCGGCAAGCCCTCCCAACGACTGCGGAACGGCAGACCGGCGTAGATCCGCGTCGCCGTCGTGTCCTCTGGCAGGGCGGCGGAGCCGCCGCCGCTGACCGCCCGGTCGCGATACTCACCCCATCCACGCCCCGGCGCCGCGCTGGCGCTCGCCTCGGTCGCGGCCATCATCGTCACGGCTTCGCCCGCCAGATGGTCCAGGCCGCCCACGGCGTTCACCGCGCCCCCGACATAGGCTTCAGCCGCATCCAGGAACAGTTTGTCCTCGGGATCCGCCATTCGCAGGATCAGCCGTTGCGTCACCCCCGCCTTTTCCCGGCGAACCAGCATGAACAGGCGCGGACGACCGTTCACGCCGGGCACGACGCAGCTGCTTTCCAGCGTCATGCCCCCCGCCAGGGGTTCGTCCGGCGTCGGCAGGCCGCGCGCGCCAATCCCATGCCGGTTCCAGCCCTCGACATTCTGTTCGGCGTGGAAGGTGAAACTGGCCTGGCCGCCGTCCGTCAGGCGCACCCAGACGAAGTTCCACGGCTGTTTCAGCCAGGTCAGCTCAGCCAGCCCACGTTGGCCGATATGGCCCGCGACCACGCTTTTGTCGCTCTGGCTCAGGCTCTGGTCCGGCGCGACGCCGACATGCCGGAGGGTTTCGCCTCCGGCCGCGACGAAGAGAACGCCGCCATGGGCCAGGACGGGCATCACATCCGCCGATCCGAATTCTCCGATGGGCCGCGCCACGCAGCCGGCGGGGCTGATCGGATCGTCCACCGTGGCGCCCGAGATCAGGAACTCGCCGTCCGTCGTCCCCGCCAGCAGAAAGGTCGAACCCGCAAGCCAGACGATGCGGTTGCGTTCGTCGCCCACGAACCGACGCACGCCGTCGTCATCCACCACCCGACCGGTGCCCAGGCCGGGCTTGAAATCCAGGCCCGTCGGACGAAAACCGGCCGTCCGGGTGAAGTCGATGGCGTCCGGCTCGCTGGGCGGCGCCGCCATCGCCAACCGCTCCTCGCGCGTGACGGCGGGCGCGCTGGGCCACCCACGCACGTCCGAATAGGCCGCTTCGGACCAATAGCGCGTGCCGGTCTCAAGACCGTCCGGCACGCCATGGAGCGCGAAGGCGGCGACCTCCCTGGGGCCGACATATCCGCCGATACGGATCACGGCGGCGCCGTCGGTCAGATGCGTCCACTCGACCTTTCCGTCCGAAACCGTGCCGTCAACATGGACGGGCGGCGTGTTGCCGCAATCATCGGTCGTACCGGCGCGGAAATAGACCTGGCCGTTCGAGGCCCGCCGCGCTCCGGCCGGCACGTTCTCTTCGCCGGGCTCCCACGACAGCACGCCGGGGTTCCCGTCGTTCGCGCGCAGACGGAACAGGCCGCCCACGTGACCGGGCTGGAACAGATCGAAGTTGGACGTCAGCGTCGAACCGTCGAACGTCAGGACCTTGCCGTCATCGCTGTTTTCGCCGCGCCACGGTCCATCCAGGAACTCGGTCGGCGTCAGCGTCCAGCTGACGTTGCTGTTGCGCACCAGCGTATAGGGCCGCGTTCCGTCTCTATGCGTGAAGAAGACCGCGTCTCCGATCTGGCGCACGCGCAGGCCGCCAACCTGAGCGGCGGACCACGGCGTGCCGAAGTCGACCGCCACGCCGCCATTCAGCACCAGATCGCCATTGACCGTTCGCACGCGGCCGTAACCTTCGCCAAACTCCAGCAGCAGTGCATCGCCCTGACTGCGACGGAACGGGATGAGGCGTCCGGGCAGATCGGCATGGCGCGGGGTGCCGCAAAACCATGTGCCCTGACGCCGTCCGGTCGGGCCGACGACACGGCCCAACATGTTGAAGCCGAGGATGCACCCCTTGGACGCCTGCGCCAGATCGCTGCGCGACCAGGCGTCCGGCCCCAATTCGCCGACGTTGAACGCCTGTTGAAAGCCGGTCTGTCTCATGCCGCCACAATGGCCGCGCCAGGGGCAGGGGCGGACGACGGCCTGGGATCAGCCGGCGGACGCTCTCAGGGCGGCCACGCGGTCGGTGATCATTTCGTCATCGGCCTTGGCGTCCTGACCGTCAGCGGCGATGGCGGTCAGGATCGCGGCGTCGGCGATCTTGCGCAGCTCTAGAGCCCGTTCGACGCTGCCGTTCATCGGCCGGCAGGCGCGCGCCGCCAACTCAAAGGCGACCGCGTCCGCGACATTGGCGTCCAAGAAATCCGCCGGCCGCTCGGTGACATAGGCGACGTTCAAGGCGCCGCCCTGCTTGGCGCGGATCACGGTCAGACCAGCCTGGTCGCCGGGGCGGACCCAGACGCCGCGCTCCCAGCCCGTCAGGCGCTCGACGGTCCAGAGACGCAAGCCCCCCTCCGGCATGACGTAGTTGACCGGAAACCGCCAGTTGCCCGGCACGTCGCCGCTGGGCGTCAGGGTTGCGTATTCCAGGGCGCACAGGAAGCCGTAACGCTTCAGGACGGCGCGGATGGCCGGTTGCAGGTGCGGCAGGATCTTGACGATCCGCGACGGCGCAGGGTCGTCCTTAATCGACGCGACCGTGTCTTCCCCCAACTGAACCAAGGCGGCGTTGACGACGGCGGTGGCGGCTTCGGTCATGGTTTCTGATCCCAAAAAGCAACAGGGCGGAAGGGTTTCCCCTCCCGCCCCGGCAAAGCCGGCCCTCCGTTGTTGAGCAGCGCGGGCGGGCGGCTATTCACGAGGGGCGCTCAAGCCGCGATCGCGGGCGCGCCCTGAAGGATGCCGCTTACTGCGGCGATCCGTAGATCCGCCAGGCCAGCGTCCCCGCGTCGGGATTGCCGCCCTTGAAGGTGGCGATCAGTTCGGCGCGCGAGCCGTCGGCGACCGTGGCGTCCTTGGCGGCCTGGAAGCTGGCGTAACCGGCCAGTTGCCACAGGGGCTTGTGGCGGTTGGCGATGCCGACCGACTTCAGCAGCGAGGTCGATCCGGCGGCCGTCGCCACGTCCTGCGCTGAAATCAGGCAGGCCGGGGCCGTGGCGCCGACGTTCGCCGCGTTCGAAGCCACGCCGACGTCCAGGGTGATGGCGGTGCCGAAGTCGTCGAACTCGATGGTCGAGATCGCGTCGAAGCGCGTGTCCCAGCCGACATAGCCCAGCGACACATAGTCGTTCTGCGCCACGTCGCCGGTGAAGAAGTCGCCCAGGATACGGGCCACGCGGCCGTTGCAGAAGAAGGGATCGACCAGCGGATTGCTGTTGATGGTGGTGGCGGCGTGGGCCGCTCCGAGGATAGCGCCGATAAACCGGGCCATGGGGGAAGTTCCTTGTCATCTTGCGGCCTTTCCGGGGTCCGCACCGCCTTTCGGGCGGGGATAGGGAAGGGTGGGCCGATCTGTCAGGACCGGCCCGGTTCAGGCTGGCTTACAGATCCTTGACCTCAATGCCCGCCACCGCCTCGTCCCAGCCACGGACGGCGCCGTGTTCGGTTTCGTAATAGGCGTAGGGACGCATCGACTTGTCGCCGCGAGGGGAAATGGTCGCGGTGTGGATCTCGCGCGCCTTGTATTTCATCGCCTGGTCCAGCCAGACCGGCAGGATGAAGACGCCGGCCGCGCCCGCCTTGGGGTTCACGTCTTCGTCCAGGACAAACTCGAAGCCCAGGAAGTTGCTGATTTCCCCGCTCTCCAGGCGGCGCACCATCTGGTAGTCGCCGCTCGTGACCGGAATGGTGGTCAGCAGTTGGCTGATATCCTCGGTGCGCACGGCGATCTTCAGCTTGGCCCCAGGCAGGACGCCCGCCGCCCGCGTCTTGCGAATAATGGCGCGCGCGGTCAGCAGCTTGCCCAGCGTCAGCGGCAGGTCGTTGCCGGCGGCGGGCAGGGTGGTGCCTTCCGTGGCGTGCAGATACTTGCGCGACTGGACGCCGACGATCTTGCCGGCGGGGAAGTTCAGCGTGTTCTCGCCGCTCTCGCCGATGCGCACGGGCGCGAAGAAGCTGTCGCGGATCTTCTTGTCCATATAGCGCATCTTGCCCGCGCGCATGGAGGCCATGACCTCGTTGGTCGGATCCTGAAGCTGGTGAACCTTCTGGATGCTCTCGATGAACTTGCCGTCGTGGAAGCTCTCGAACGCGCCAACGCGGCGCGTCATGTCCAGCAGGCCCTCGGGGCTGTCGGGAACGACGGTGTCGACCTTCTTGGGGTCCGACGTGCCGATGGTGTCGATGTTGAACAGCTTGCCCGGCTCGGAATAGCTCAGGTCGGCATCGACGTGGGGCAGATACACGCTCTCGCGGACCTGCGGGGCCATGTTGAGGTTCGCGCGGAACCCGTCAACGTCGGCCTGGGTGATTTGTGAATAGTCCATGGGCGCACGCCCTCCTGCATTCGATCAAGTGTTGGGTTTGATCGGCTGCAGTCTCGGCCGGATGGCCGTGCGTGCCTGGCGGTGACGCCCGCCTTCCCAGTCCAACCTGGGGCGCTTCCCTCTGGTCCGGCGCTTTCGCGGTCTCCGGGGAGGAAAGAGGGAATGCTTGCGGCGCATCCCCGAGCCGTTACGTTCTGACTGTCGTGATTTGCACCGAAGGTCAAGTATGAACCCGCCCAGCCCCCGACGCTCCACTCCTGCTCTCCAGAGCTTGCCCCCACAGATCTACGCGGGCATCGGGGAGGTGATCTTCCGCTTCACCGTCCTGGAAGGGCAGTTGCGTGATCTCGTATATATACTCGCGGGACTGGACCGGCAGATCGGACGGCTTGTCGTTCGCGACACCAATGTTCCCGAACTCTGGAAGCTTTCCAAGGAACTGATGAACATCCGGCAGATCAAGATCGCCGCCGTCGACAGGATCGACCATAAAGACCTGATTTCCGTGACCGCGTTCCGAAACAGAATGGCGCACTCGAAATGGGGCGCCGACGCGCAAACCAGGCTGACCTATGCGGAACTCAAGGGGTCTTGGCAGCCGGATGGTGACGGCGTGAAATACACACGATCAGCCCGGCCGGAGGGGCGCTATCTCAGCCGAGACGAAATCCCGAACTCGGTTGCGCTGATCCATCAGCTTGAGATGGCAGTGGACGCAGTCGCTGCGGAAACGCTGGCCGCCTTAGGAAAGACGCCCGCCGACCTGCGGCCAGCGGACGCTCCGTTCGCCCCTCACTCAGGGCCCGTCGATCAAACGCCGGGCTGATCGGGACGCTTCTCTCCACGCTGCATCGCCAGAATGCCCGCCCGTTCTGCCAGCACGGCCTTGTGCTGCGGGTGGTTGCGGTTCTGAAGCGCCGCCATCTTCTCCGGGTCGCCGTGGAAGGCGTTCAGCGCCGCCGTTGCGGCGGCTGGCGTCATCTGCTTGGCGCCGCCAGCTTCACGACCGGCGCCCTCGGGCGCTTCCGGCTCGGCCATCTTGCCGACGGCGTGGGCGAGGACGCGCGACAGGGTCAGGTTCGAACCCAACGACGTTTCCAGATCCAGCATCGCCGCGTCATCAACCTGGCCGCCTAGGGCGTCGCGGATCAGCTTGCCGATCGCGCGCTTGTTGCCCTCGGCCGCCGCGCCCCATTCCTTGGTCAGGGTGTCGCTGACCTCCTTGGTCTGGGCCGCCAACTGCGCCGTCTCGGCCTCGGCGGCCTTCTTGCCCAGATCGTTCAGCGTCTCGATCACAGCCGACATCGCTTGGGGCGTGAACTTCGCCTTGCCGCCCAGCTCGCGCAGGATGTTCGCCAGCTCCGGCGTATCCGCCGCCGCTTCGGGGGCAAGCTCGATCTTGTAGTCTTTGGGGTCGTCCGGCACGCCCAGCGCCTTGTGGATCGGCGCCCAGTCGTCGGGCGCCTGGTCCTGCGGCTTGGACGGGATCTTCAGCAGCTCGGCCGCCGTCGCGCCCTTCAGCGCCGTCAGGTGGGCGTGGGCTTTCGCCAGATCGCTGGGCGTCTTGTAGGTGCGGAACAGCGGATTGGTCGCCAGATCGCCTTCCAGACTGTCCTGCCACGGCGCATCGGACGCCGCTGCGCCCGTGGCGTCAGTCGTGGAAGTCGCGTCCGTCTGTTTCGATGCGGTCTGATCCGTCGTCTGCGCCGCCGTCGAAGCCGCCCCCGTCTGGTCCGTCGCCGAAGATGACGCCTGGGTTGCCGCCGTTGTCGTGTCCGTAGCCGTGTTCATGTCTCGCTCCTTCAAGCGCCTGGGTCATGCCCGCGGCGGAAACCGCCACAGGGTCGAAGCCGGCCAGGCCGGCGATCTTCAGGACGGCGAAACCCCGTCCGTTCAGGTGGTTGGATTGCTCGGGCGTCTCGGCCGCACGGGGCGCGCCGATCTCGCCGATGGTGGCCAGCATGTGCAGCAGCACCGTCCGGCCGACGCCGCTGGCGAAGGTCAACCGATAGGCCTCGCCAATGGCCGCCGCGTCGCCCCGGCGCACCAGGGCGATCAGCCGGCGGCTGTCGAACGTGACCGCCGGCTCAAGCTCCGGCGCATCCTCGGGCAGGGCGTCGGTCATCGCATCGCGCTTCGGGTGGGTGCGCCGATTGTGCTGAACTGGATGCCCTGCTGGGCGAACCACGGCCATTCCGCCAGCGCACCCTTCGCAAGCGGCTGCATCATGGTGCTGGACATCGCCCGGCGACGGATCGTGGATGGCGCAGGCTTGGGCGGGGATTTGGTCAGGGGCTTGCTCAAGGCCGTCTCCTCACTCTGCGGGTTCGTAGGTGGCGCGGAAGATGTCGGGCTTGCAGGGATACAGCTCGCCCTTGACGCCTCGGATGATCCAGTCGCCTGGCGACGCCGTCAGCGTCCCTTCCAGCGTGCCGATGTAGAGCTTGTCGCCCATCGCGCAGACATCGCCGGCCTTCCAGCCAAAGCCGTTCGGCGTGGTCACTTCGACCACGGCGGGAAACCAGTCGGGGCATGTGCCAGGCTGGACCTTGTCGGGATTGCCCGTGCCCTTGACGGGCTCGCCCACCAGCTCGCCGTCAAACAGGGCGGCGTCGATGACGACGGGTTTCTTGCGGAACTTGCTCAAGGTTCTCTCCTTTGAGGCCTACGCGGCCATGCGGGGTTGCTGGCCGGCGTTCTCGATCGAGGCGATGCCTTGGCCGGCGTCGCGCAACGCGGTCGCCTCGGCGGTCATGGTCTCGTTCTGCTGCTGCTGGGCCTTCTCTTCGGCCCTCTGCTGCTGAAGGTCTTCGACGGCGGCGCGCGACTTCACCATGGCCGGGGCGTTGCCCAGGCTGTCGTTGATGGTGCGCAGGGCCTCGTGCACGGCGATCACGTCGCCGGCCGTCTCGTCGAACTGTTTGGCGGCGGCGGCCGCGTTGAACAGCATCAGGGCGCCGTCCACCTGGGTCCGCATCTGGGCCTTGGCTAGAGGGCCGGCATAGTCCCAGTCCACGTCCACGCCCGACAGCTCGGCCGGCGGCGGCGCGACCAGGTCTTCTTCCAGCAGGGCGTCCAGCTCGCGGTCCGCGCCCTTGCCGAACAGGTCGCGGTCGAAGGTCGGGACCAGATAGCTGATCGCCCGCTGACGCAGGTCGCGGCGCTCGCGGATCTCCTCGGCCGTGACGTTGGCCGCATCGCGCAGATTGGTGAACTGGCCGAAGAAGACCCGTTCGATATTGTCTGTCAGCTTCTCGCACCGGCGCTCGGCCCAGCTGGGGTCGCCCGCGATGTCCGCCTTCTGGATCGCATCCTTCAGCGACTGGAAGCCCAGGTTGACCGGGTCATAGACGTTCACCTGACCCGGCCGGCGGTCCAGCCGGTTGCCGAACAGGCGCGTGGGCGCGAACAGGACCGGGTCGTTGATCAGGTCGATGGCCCGTTCCATCCCGCCCGAGAAGTGGTTCAGGGCCATGGCGTCGGGCAGGGCGTCGTAACCCAGGCCGGTGCAGTAGGGGGTCCCCTCGCGCGCATCCATCCCCGCCACCTGGTAGGGGAAGCTGTCGTAACCGCTCTCCTTGACCTCGAAGAAGTCGTAGTCGGCGAGCAACGTCAGGTCGCTGAACGGCTTATTGGTGTTGACCGCGCCGGACACCCCGCCTTGGCGAGGATCAACGAGGTGCAGCAGGGTGATCGACACCCCGTGCTTCTTCTCGTCGCGGTACATTTCCGCGATCTTGGGATGATCCAGGGCGTTCGGATACTTCTCGACTAGCCGCCATAGCGACAGGGTGAAGCGACGGAACATCGTGTCCGTCTCGCCCTCTTCGTTCTGGCTCCACCAGCAGCTTTTCAGCGGCATGTGCTGGTGACGCGGGCCGAAACCGCGCTTGCGGCCGATCCAGCGCACGCAGTTGCCGAAGGCCAGGAACTCCAGGCCGCACCGGGCCACCGCCGTCACCATGCCGGACTGGGGAAGCATCTGCGCGTCGAACAACTGCCAGCGCAGATCGTCCAGATAGTCGCGGGCCTCGGCCGACAGGTCCAGCTTGCGGCCTTCCTTATCGCGTTTGTAGATCGCGCGGCCGCTCTGGGCCATGCCCCGGCCGACGTTAGGCGCCAGGAAAGGCTGCGTCGTGTCGATGGCGTAGGCGATGAACAGCGCCGCTGCCTGTTTCAGGTTCTGGCGCGGGACATTGGTCACGACGCGCCGATTGCGCCGGATCACCGGCGTCAGCGGCGACACGGCGAAGTCGGTGGACGGATAGAAATAGTCGCTGACGGCCTGCCAGCCAGGTTCGAAGACCCGGCGCTGCGCCTGGTTCTCTTCCCAGCCGTTGCGGATGCGGCGGCCCCGGTCCGTCATCGACGGCATCCGGCGCACGGCTGGGGCGGCGACCTCGGCCATGTCAGCCGATCCCTGTCAGCGACGGCGCCGGACCGGCCGTCGCGGCCTCCGCGACCGTGTCGCTCAGGAAGGTCGAGGCCCGGCCGCCGCTGCGCAGCCGCTTCTGGCGCTGCTGGTCGATGCGGTTCTGCACATCGGCCGGATCGACCGGACGAGGCGCTTCACGGACTTTCTGACGGCGCAAGAAGCTCATGCTCCCAACCTGCGCGCGCCAGACGCGGGGGCGGACGACCGCCGCCAGGGCAGGGATTGTCGGAAGGTGTCAGTCAAAGACGACCTCCACGACGTTCGACGCGCTTGCGCCGTGCAATCCCATCGTCGGCAGCAGGCCTGCGCGGTCTTCAAGGCCTTCGCCGCCCATGGCCATGTATTCGGCGCTCTCGCCGACCGAACTGAACTCGTTTTTCTTGGCCGACTGCGACGAGCCGTTGCCCTTCTTCGGATAGTGGAAGCCGCCGTTCAGGGCGTTGATCAGCCAGGTGCAGCGCGGGTGCGCCTTCCAGCCGCCATGTCGCTTCAGGGGCCGCGCCAGCGCCGTGCGGCGGATCAACGGGTCGTTCGTCGGCGCGGGGACGACGGCGATCTTGGTCCGCACAGACAGTTCCTGCGCCCAGCTCAGCTGGCGGTTCAGCGTGGACCGGGCCTTTGCGGCCGGATCGACGATCAGCAGGGCCTTTTTGCAGCGGGGGAAGATCGTCTTCATCGTGTTCACGATGGCGTCGGCGAACTCGATCACGTCCATTTCGCCATCGGGGGCGTCCTCGGCCACGACTTCGGCATAGACGTTCCACTGGCCGAACAGGCTGCGCTGGCCGAACGTCGCTGCACCCTTGAAATCGACGTCCACGCCGATCAGCACCGGCAGTTCCGGGTCCGGCTCCATGTCAGCCGGGCCGACGTGCTTGGTCTCGTCGAAGGCAGGGTGAACCGGCACGCCCAGGCGGCCGTAGGTCAGCTTGCATTGCAGCAGGCGCCGCACGTCGGCCTCTTCCATCGTCGAGGCCATGTTGCGGTAGTAGTCGGGCCGGATCTTCTTCAGGTTAGCCTTGTTCTCGGCCAGCACATGGAAGCCGTCAGGCTCGTCGGGATCGAAGCCCGGCGGCTGTTTGTGCACCGTGATGCCCGGTCGCTTCTGGCCGTAGAACTCCTTCTCGAACCAGCTGCCGATCGTCGGCGTGTTGGCGTCGCCCCAGACGCCGGCATAGGCGATGGTAGGCGCGCTCTCCGGCCGGTCCTCGGGCTCGGGGAAACGCCCGACCCGGTTGGTGCAGTAGGACAGGATGGCGCTGGATGCATGCGTGTCGAACTCGGGCAGCCAGAAGGCCGTGCACTCCTTGCCTCGGAAGAACTCGTCCAGGTCCATGTCCTGCACGGCGCGAAAGCGCACATCGACTTCGACCGGACCCCGACCGTCCGGCCCTGCCCCTGGGATCTGGATCAGGTGATCGGCCGGGTCGCCCTTGGCCCCGTTCCACTTCCCCCACGGCCGGTCCATCACCTTCAGGTAGGACGGGATCACGCTGTCCCAGGCGATGCGATAGGTGGGGCAGACGACGAATATTCTGGCTCGACGCCAGCCGTCTCTCGGACTAGCGTGTTGCCAGAGAGCAGCGCGCAGACACCGCCGGGCCGAAGCAATCGTCTTCCCCCCGGCCGTCGGCCCGACAATGATAGACACCGGCCCCTGATCGAACTCGTGCGCGCGCGCCTTCGGTCCGGCGAAGCCCCACGTCCGCTGCTCGATCCTCTGTTCCGTGGCGGACAAGCCGTTCCCCAACCCTGACCCTGTGCGATGGGTTCAGTTTCGGGCCGCCAAATGGGGGGCGGACAAACCGCAGGGGCGAAGACCTGCCGGAAAGCCACCCCCTGGGGAAATCGGCGGCGCCCGATTTTGGGGGCGGGGGGTCGGAAAGGGGGCGGGGGGAGGCAGGGGGAGGGGATGGCCCGCTGATTTCACATCAGAAGCGCCAGCCGCCTCTAGCCCAGCAAGATCAACGGCTTAGGCATCGTCGTGTGACTTGGGTTGTGTGACCTGCTCGCCCTCGATCACGCTAACCCCTTGATTTGTCAGCAGATCAGGCGGCGTGTCCCACTCGCCAGCTGACGCGCCGTCGCCGGCCGCCGTCTGCTGGTCCATCGGGATGGCGATGAAGGTGTGCGTGGCCTGGTCCTTGCCGGTCGGCTCCTCCTTCGTCGCGCGCTTCTGGTGCACATAGGGCAACAGGTCCGCGCGCTCCCGCTGCATCAACAGCCAGGCCTCCTTGGCCTCGCAGCCCAGCAGCCCCGCCAGCGCTCGCGCCTTCGCCGCCATGGCCAGCAACAGGTCGCCCTTCGCCGCGCGCAGCTCGCTCGCCGTCACCAGGCCGATCTGCGCCGACTGCTGACCAGGCGTCATCCCCGCGAACTGGGCCTCGACATACCGCTGAAGGTCGCCCGATCGCTTGTTCCCAGATCCTTTGGGCCGCCCTGGCCCCCGCTTCGGAGCCGGTGCGACGCCCGGTAGCGTCGGCATATTCATATTAAGGGCCTTTTTTATTGGGTTCTGTCGGGTTCTTGGACGGGTTCTATGGATATTCGAGTGATTTCAGAGCCTTTCGCAAGGGCAGAACCATAGAACCGTAGAACTCTATGATCCTCGCCTGTATGCGAGATTGAGCCTCTAGTGTTTCCGCGTGTGAGCGACCGCGCCGGTTCTACGGTTCTACGGTTCTGTGACTTGGTGATGTTCTTGAGATCGCGTCGCTTTCGACAGAACCCGGTCTAGAACCGTAGAACCCTGTCGCCGGTCACCCCTGACCCTCGGCTGCCCGCCTATCCTCGCTAACCGTGCTCGGGTCGGGGGCGGACGAGGACGCCATAGAGAGCCACCCAGACGGGTCAGGGTCGGGGTCCAGACCTATGCGGAGCCTGCGCGCACCACTCGCCTGCGGCTCGCTGCGCAGGCGCTCCCTGTGGTCGCTGGTCGGGCCTGCGGCCCTCCATGTGGGGCGTCGCCTGGTCGGCGACGCAGCAAGGCCCGGCCGCTGGCGCGACCGGGCCTCTTGTCATGCCTCGATCGCCGCTGTCGCGGCGCTCTCAGGGGCGGCTAGGCCGCCATGGGCAGCGGCGTGGCGTCGTCCCACTCGAACACGTCCGCTAGGTTCACCAGGATGCCGCTGGCCTTCCTGTCCAGCCCTCGGTCGCATTTGCCTGCCTTCCACAGGTGCGGCGGCATCTGCCTCAATACCCCCGTCCAGGGTCCGGGCGTGCCCATCCGCCCCGCCCACGGCGTCCCGGCATAGAGGATGTTCAAGCCGGGGTGCTTGGCGGGGATGAAGAGACGGGCGGTCGCCCATTCCTCCAGCATCGGCTGGCCGAACTCGTCCTTGCCCCAGCTGATGGTCATGCCGAAGTTCTTCAGCGTGTAGATGACGTCCTCATACGACGCCTTCTCGCCGACGAAGCCGGGCACGAAGTTGGCACGCCACGCCGCCAGCACCGATCCGACCGAGCGATGCCGGTTGGTGCGCAACTGCTCGGGCTGGGCCTCGATCATGTGCATGAAGGCCCGGCGCCACGTCCGTTCCTTGCCGCTGGTTTCGACCAGATCCGACGACTTCAACAGGCCCTGCCACAGCTGCAGCTCAACCTCGTCCGGCATCGTGTCCTCCAGCGAGGCGTGACACGCCGCCGCCAGCGCGCCGAAGGTGTCGGCGCTGCGGTCGTTGTGACCCACGGCGATCAGCGCAGCCTTGAACCGCGCAAGCAGCGCATTCCAGTCCTCGCCCGTCGGCCGGTCGAACCAGGCCACCATCCGCTTCAGCAGCTGGCGGCCGATCGCCTGGATCTTGGTCGCGTCGCGCAGCCCCAGGTCTTCCAGCACGGTGTCCCGCGCGACGCGCTCGCGCAGCATCAGGATCGCCATGCGGCTGGCGTCCTGGGCGTCGATGGCGGGCACGGCGATGCTGCTGAACAGGAACGACGACATGACACTGAACTCCTGCCCCACGCCGTCCTTGCCGCCCCGCTGCATCTTGTCGCCGCTATAGGCGACCCGCGCCAGCTCCAGGATCTTGTCCGTGGTGCGCGTGTCTTCCTTGGCCTCCATTTCGTCGACCATCACGGCGACGCTGTCCTGTTTGACCTTCTGATAAATGCCGGCCTGCGTCGTGTTCGACGTGGCCAGCAGCGCGCCGTTCATCAGCAGGCGGAACAGCTTCTGAAGCGTCGATTTGCCCGAGCCCTCGCCGCCGTTGACATATATCACCGGCCGCTGTTCCAGCGCCCCGCCCACCATCGCCGTCATCAGCCAGCCCAGCGCCAGGCGAGGATCAAGCTCGGGCCGTTCCCAGTTCCAGGACCGCAGGCCCGTCAGCAGCACGTCGCCCGTCGACCCGGCGCCGCTGGCTTCCAATCGGGGTGCGGGTCGCCCGATCTTGGGCCGTCCGGGATAGATATATCGCCCATGCGACCCCGGCGGCTTCCACCGCCCGTCGATCCAGATGGCGTCCCCGGCATGATAGATCAGACGCCCATCGTCATCGCGCCAGGCGCCGCGCCCGCGCACCCGGTCTTCCAGCTCGAATGTCCCGCAATAGGTGCAGGCGGCGAACAGGTCGTCGCGCGCATCCTCGGCCGCATAGCCGGTCACGACCCCGCCCTTGCCGAACCGGGGCCACGCCCACGTCAGATACAGCGGCCGTCCGCCGAACAGGCTGGTGATATGCCCCTTGCCGGCGTTCTCCGACAGCACGGCGACCTCGCCCAGGGTGTCGAGGAAGAAATAGGTGGTCCCCGACAGCGTGGCCAACTTGCCCAACGGCGTCACGGGACACCCCAGCGGCAGGCGATGCCATTGGGCATGATGATCGCGCCACCGCCCGGGTTCGACGGCTTCCGGCTCGTCCTTCTTCAGTTCGAACGTCAACGGCGCCCCGCGCGGCGGATCGTTCCGCGCCGCGCTCAGCACCTGGCGCGACAGCGCGACCTGATCTTCCTCTTCGAACGACGGAATGATCCCGGCGATGGTGGCGAAAGGGTCGTTACTCAAAATCCTGCCCTTGCATTCAAATGGGTCAGCAGACGCTTGGCGTTCTGCCTGGCCTTGTTGATCGCCGCGTCGCGGTCTTTTGGCGTGCAACTGATGGTCAGCCGGTGCGCGCCGCCATCACGGGCGAAGACCTTCACGACCAGGTGCGGCCCTTCGTTCACCAGGGCGGTGCCCAGGCCCCACGGCGTCAGCACGTCGCGGATCGCTCCGATCTGAGCGCGCATGACGCGGGTGAGGCGGAGCTTGCTCACGCCGCTTCCCCCCGCGCCATATCGTTAAAATCCTTCCCGGCCGCCGCGCGCACGACATGTACCGGCCGCCCGCGCGCCTGATCGCGCCACCAGGCCTCCACCGTTTCGAACGCGGCCATCGCCTGGGGCTTGTCCCAGTCGTTGTCCGCCGCCAGCACCACGGCCGAGGTGCACGCCGGCCAGTCCAGAAGGCCCATCAGGCTCAGCGATCCCGCCGCCCACACGCGGCAATCCGGCCGCGCGACGGCCAGGGTTAGGGCATCCTCAATCCCCTCGGTGATGATCAGCGGATCAGTCCGCCCCTTGTCGGCCGCCTTGGTCGGGCTCAGCCCGCTGGGTCCGGGGCTGACGCGGATCGCGGCGCCCGAGGGCGCGCCGATCATCGTCTTGGCCTTCTTGCGGTCGGCCTTGCCGGACCCGTCGGGCTTCAGGAAGGTCCGGTGCAGCGCCGTGACCGTCTTGCCGGCCGTCATTGCGCTGACCATGCAGTGCCGCCATTCGAAGACCTCGCCCGTGTCCGGGTCGATCCATTCCACGCGCTCGGCCCAGCGCAGGGCGCCCGGCTGGTGCGCCAGCCGGCCCGTCGGAATGCCGCGCACCTCGCGCAGATACCGTTCAGCCGGCGTCCCGGCGATCGAGGGCAGGCCCAGCCACAGGGCGAACAGGGCCCGCGACCGCGCCGCCTCGTTCTTCTTGATCCGCGCTTCCTCGGCCCGCGCCTCGCGCTCGCGCCGTTCGCGCGCCGCCACGTCCTCGGCCTGGGTGCGAACGGTCCCGCGTTCCAGCCCCAGGAAGGCCAGCGCCCACCAATAGGCGTCGATCTTCCGCGCCGGGCTGGGCCGCGCCAGATACATGATCAGGTCGAACACATCGCCCTTGTCGCCACAGGCGAAGTCTTTCCATATCCCGGCTTCGCCGCCGCGCGTCCAGATCACGAAACTGCCCGGTTTCCTGTCGTCGCGGTTGGGGTTCAGCGGATGCACCAGACCGTTGCGATCCGCCTGCGCCCGCACGCCCAGCTCGGCCAGCAGCCGTCCGAAGTCCCGCTGAAGCCGCTCTTTGACGTTGTCCCAAGCGTAGGGCAGCGGGCGAGGAGCGAGGGTCATCGGCCGGATTGCTCGGTCAGGGCGTCTTCCAGCGCGCAGATCAGATCCGTCGCGGCGAACATCATCTGTTCGCCGCGCTGAACCGTCAGGATCGCATCCTTGCCGTCGTCGCGGCTCCAAACGCCGCAGGCGCGGTTCCAGGCCTGCCGTGCCGCCTCGATCGTGTCTTTCACCACTGGCTCAGCTCCTCGTCCAGCCGGCGGCGCAGTTCGCCCGCCAGCGTTTCCAACTGATCGTCCAGCGCCCCGTCTTCGTCGCGCGCGTCCTCGACGCTGGCGACGTGGTGGCGCACCGTGTCCTTGTTCAGGCCCGACGCCGCCGCCATCGCCGTGGCGTTCACGTCGCCCTCGGTCATGGTCAGATAGACGGCCAGCTTGCGGGCCTGACCGACCGCGCGCGGCGGCTTGTCCCGCGCGCCGGTGATCCGGCCCACGACCGCCGCATCCGCGCCGGTGTGTTCGGCGGCGACGCCGCAGGCGACGGGCCAGATCCAGGCCGCCGTCAACTGCGCGTCCTCATTGTCCGCGACGGCGCGCGCCACGCCCGTCACCACGTCCTCGGGCCACGTCTCGCGCGCGACCAGGGCGGCGCGGCGCGACGGCTCATGCTGGCGACGATCCCGCGACGCCTTGCACCCCAACGCCGTGCGCAGGGCCTCGGCGTCCGCCTCGGGATACAGCGTCGTCAGCGCCGACAGGGCCAGCCACCGGAACCGCCCGCCGCACCCGATCAGGCTGCGCGGCCGACCCGACCGCGCCAGAACCAGCACGCCCTTGAGATCGCGCGTCTCCATTGCCGCCGCCGCCAGGGCGGTCAGGATCGCGGCGCGACGCGGCGACCCGACGCGCGGCGTCAGGGTCGGGCCTGGGGCCGGGGCGGGGAAGGCGGAATAGGCAAGGGCGAAAGCCGTCATCCCTGCCTCCCGCAGCACGGCATCCAGGCGGCCACCACGCCGTCATCCTCGCTGACCACCTCGTCCTCGGCGTCCGGCTCGCGGTCCTCGGTGTGCGCGTCCAGCTGGTCCAGCACGCCGATCAGCCGTTCAATCTCGTCTTCAATGACGATGCGTGCGCCGGCCAGCAGCACGTCTTGCAGGGCCACGACGCTCATTTCAGGTCCGCCCGCGTCGTCCACGCCGGCGGATCGCGCCGGTCGCAGGCCAAGCCGTCCAGAATGTCGCCCGCCGCATCGGCCAGGGCGACCAGGCGCGGCGCCAGCTCGGCCCGCACCTTAAGATCCGTCTCCTTGTTCCAGCTGCGCGCTGTCAGCAGGAAGGCCCGGAAGCACGCGCTGGGCAGCGGCCGCAGGTCCGGCAACCGCCAGCCCTCCGATCCCGCCAGCGATTTCGCCAGCGCCTTGGCCACCCCGCTCTGGTCCGGCTTCTGCGCCGCCTCGAACGCGGCCTGGCACACCTGACGCCACAGCACGCGCTCGGTGGACAGCATGTCGGGGTTGTGGCTCACAGCGCGGCCTCCGCGATCCGCAGGGCCGTCTCGACGGCATGGCCGTCGGGTTCGCCTCGGCACAACAGGTCGTATTCCTCGCGCAGCGCCTCGATTACCTCGGCCTGCTGGCGCGCGGTCAGCTTCAGGGGATGGCGGCGCGTCGTTTCCTGACGCAGGCGCCGGGTGCGGGACAGGCCGCGAAGGTGACGGTTCGCCATCACGCGGCCTCCCCAAACTGTCGATTGGCGACGCCTGCGAAGGGCAGCACGTATGGGTTGGTCATGACCAGTTTGATGCCGCGACGCCGTGCGACACGGTCGGCCGCGTTCTCCGCAATGGTTCCGCCGCGCAGATGCGCCGGGTTGCAGCAGCGCCGCCGATGGCACAAATGCCGGACCAGCCGTCCGGCGGCTTTCCGCTCCCAGCGCCCCGTAGCCAGATAGTAGGCGACCTGATGCGCGCCCGCGCCGCGCCAGCGGCCGTCTTCCTTGACCCGCGTCTGGCCACAGCCGTTCGTCATCAGACCGCCGACCCACAACCAACAGCCGTTCGGTCCCGCGCTGCGATCCACACGGCCAGCCCACGACGGCGCAATCTCGATCAGCAGCGCGCTCATGCCGCCTCTCCACGCAGGATTTCAGCGACCGGCGGATGCCAGTCGTCGGCCCGCACCGCGCCGCCGGTCACGCGAATGATCCGTTCGACAAGGTCGCCCCCCGGCTTGGCGCGCAGCGGGTCGCTGAAGGGCAGGCAGCACCTGCGAATGAACTCACGCGAACGGCCGGTCTTCTCGGCTGCCCAAGCGTAATCCTTCCGGTGCAGTCGTAGCCACGCGTCGAACGCAGGACGGGGATGGGGGCAGGGGTCGTCGGTCACAGGTCTCATTTCCTGATTTTCACCGACGCGGATCAGGTGGGTGATTTGGTTGGCCCCGTCAACCTAAAAAGTATGAGTTATGGTGGTATATCCACATTGGTCGTGCTAACGGCTTAGGTAGATATGTTGTCGCTGGCCGCATCACCTAAAGCACGCTCTTACCGGCCTATGGCTGCGTTGAGAGATATCGAGGCTTCCGATCGTCGTCGGAAAGGGCTGGCGCTGAAGGCGCTGCGCCGCCGCCTGGGCGTGACGCAAGAGGCGGCGGCTCAGGAATACGGGAAGACCACCCAGGCCTGGCAGCTGTACGAACAGGGCAAGCGTCACTTCTCAGATCCGAAGCTGGACAAGCTGTTGGCCTCGATCAACGCGACCCGCGAAGAATTCGAATTTGAACTGTCGAAGATACCTGAAATCGAGGCGGATCTACCGTCGGCCCGCTCTGGTGTGATGGGCATCGGTGAACCCACCGCCGCTTTCAGCCTGCCGGTGGGCGGCGTAGCGCACGGCGGCGCGCTGCGGCCTAACGTCTATGACGACCAGCAGGGCGAAGTGATTGACTTCGCGCGCTTCTTCTCGGCTGGCACGCGCGTGCTGCGCCTGGGCGGCATGTCGATGTACCCCTATGCGGAGCCGGGCGGTTTCGTGACCTACAATCCCCGCCATCCTGCACGCCGTGGGCAGGGCGCGGTGATCGAAATGCTGGATGGCGGGTTCGCCGTGAAGCGCTTTGAGCGATACGAGGGCGACATGCTGATCGTGACCGAGCTGTTCCCCGAGGAACAAGAGCTAAAAATCCCGCTGGACACTGTCGCGGGTGTTTACGCTATCGGGTTACGCGGCGAGTAATCAGGGCTGGCAGACGGCGAGGTTCACGCTCGTCAGCGCGTGCGACAGGCGCCGGCTTTCCACAGCCTCTTGGCCGGCTTGTTCGTCCACCATCCGCGCCAGTTCAAGGAATGCAGCTCTCCATTCTTGGCCTTCGGTCGTGGTCGGCTGCTCTAGTCGCGCACGATCAGTGATTTTTTGGAAGCCGTCGCGGATCTTCTGACGCTGAGCGCGCATAAGTTCTTCTGCGCCCAGCCGTTCAATCGTCTCTCCGCAAGCTTCTCTTTGAGCCTCTGTTAGGTTGCTGCGCATCGGAAAGTTGGCTGCTCGCACAGCAGCATGCGTCTCAGCTGCCCACTGTGGATCCTGGGCGAGGGCGAGCGAAAGAGCGACGAATGAAATGATCATCACGCCAATCTAAATGCGCATACCTGCCGCGCCAGCGATGCACGACAACCACATTTAGGTTGACAGGACCAACCAAACTCATACTTCTGGTTTCCGCAACCACGCGGAACCACCCATGACCACCCCTCAAATCGACACCGCCCCGCCGTCGTCGCCCTTTGCGGCCGATGATGCGGCAACGACCGCCGGCCGGGTCGCGGACCTGCTGATCCGGCTGGAGCGCGCCGCGCCCCGCCTGCCGACGCTGACCCCCATCGCCGATCTGCATCCGCTGCACGACGGCACGGGCGAGGTCTTCGTCATGGCGACCGTCTTTCTGTCCCTCGACGACGGCCAAGGAAGCGGGAAGTCGCGCGCGCCCTTCGCCCTGCACGAGCTGCGCCTCGCCGCCGACTGCCTGGACCACGACCCGCCTTTCCCCGCCGCGCCGTCGCTGGCGCCCGCCCTGCGCACCGCCGCCGCCTCGGCCGCGACCGCCGCCCTTCTTTTGCAACGGAGCCTGACCTGATGACCGAAGCACAACGCGCTGCATCGAAAAGAGCCACGGAGCGTGCGCGCGCGGCGCTCAAGCCCGGCGACAAGATCCGGGTGACCGGATGCGGCGGAACGGTCGCCACCTGCCGGTTCGTCGGCTTCGACACGAAGTCTGACGGTTCCCCGTCGGACTGGATCTGCTCGCGGACCCGCGACGACATCCACGCCAGCCATATCTTTCGCGTGAACGGCGTTCCGACCAGCTTCCGCGATGATCCCGCCGCCCATTTGGCTGACATTTTCAACAGCGACGCCGGGAGAAACCTCTGATGGTCGCCTACAACTTCAAAGCCGCATTCGCCCCGCCGGTCACGTCCGGCGAAAAGGTCCTGACCATGCGTCGTCCGCGCAACGGCCGCGCCCGTCACGCCCGTATCGGCGACGTGCTGCAGCTGACCACGGGCGCGCGCACCAAGAAGCGTCAGGTTCTGGCCACGCCGACCTGCGCCCTGCGCGCCACTGTCGTCCTCGGCCCCGACACGGTCGTTCGCGTGCTGGAGGCCGCGACCGACGGCTCGGTTCGCGCCCAGGGCGTCGCCATGCTGCTGGCCCAGGCGGAGCAGGGCAGTCCCGAGGCCGCCCGCTGGTCCGACGCCCTGGCCAAGCTGGATGGCTTCGCCGACTACGCCGCCATGTATGCCTGGCACGCGTCGGACGATCAGGTCGCCGACGGCGGCCGCGTCACGCGCGAGCTGATCGGCTGGGGGCCGCTGCCGTGAACGCGCCCTTGGTCTTCACCAACGCCGCCGTGCCGCTGACCGAGCCGGACGGCACGCGCCGCAGCAAGCGGCAGATCTCCAAGGAGCTGACGGCCCTTCGCGTGATCGAGGCCGCGCGCTTCGCCTTCACCAACACAGGCTATTACGCCTCCGGCATCCGCGACATCGCGCGCAGGGCAGGGACGTCGACGGGGGCGGTCTTCGCCACCGCGCCCGACAAGGAAAGCCTGTGGGTGCTGGCCATGGGCGGCCCGCCGCCGTCGCTGGACCTGGCCGAAGAGGTCGCCCTGATCGAAGCCCAGCGCCCCGACTGGGTCTATATCTTCAGGAAGGCGCCCGGCGGCGTCTATCTGGCGACCCTGTCGCCCGAGAACCTGAACCCGCTGCACAACAGCGGCCCCGTCGCGACGGGCAAGGGCGACAGCCCGGCCGCCGCCCTGCGCGCCGCCCGACTTCAGGCGGACCGCAAATCACCGATCCAGGGGACCATCCAATGACCGGCCGCGACCTGAACGCCTGGCTGGCCACCGGCGACGGCAAGGAGCCGGTCGCCCGGCCCACGCCGCCCGCCGTGGCTCCGACGGCCCATCTGTCGGACCAGACCTTCGCGGACGCCTTCCTCTGCTATGTCCGCGCCCGCAACCGGGGGAACCGCCCATGCGCATGACCGTCTTGTCCGTCACCGTCGCCGTCCAGCACGGCGAGACGGTGAAGTCGGTCGAGATCGCCGGCGCCTTCGACCCCGTCATGAACGCCGACCACGCCCGATCCGTCGGCGCGGCCATCGGCGTCATGGTGTCCGACAACCTGGAACGCCGCATCCGCTTCGGCGAAGACCTGGCGAGGGCGGCATGA